ATTATCATTCAATAATGGTTTAACAAAATAATCAAAATATGTTTGGTCATTTATATTACCAAAAATTTTTATTTTTTCGCAACCATCAGATAAAGCTCTTTTTATAGAAATATGTGTTTGTTTTCTATCTTCTATGGCACCAATTATACCAGCAACTAAGTCTAAGTCTTTTTTATCTTTTGGTTTTAGATTTGGTTTTAGATTTGGTATTATAATAGACTCACCAATATAATTATTATGGTAATTTCTATGTTCTTCGTGTAAAAATACAGCAATATCCCAATATTGTTTAATTTCACCTACTTTAAACCACCATTTTTCATGACAACTTAATATAACTTTTTTAGCATTTGGTCTACTAGGTAATTGTAAAAAATGACAAATAAGTATATCATCGTTATTAACTATTAAACTATCATCCAATATTTTAGCATTACATTTATCTAAATGCCAATTATGAGGACCATAAAAAATAGTTTCAATCTTATAATTATTTAATTCATTGGTTAAATCAATTAACGCTGAAGTAGAACCACCTTTTTCAGAATAACCAGATACAATTTTAACCATTATAAATAATTTTCATATTCTTTAATTAATTCATTAACATGTAATTTAATAATATCATTTAAATCATTGCTGATGTTTATTGAACCAGAAACAAATTCATTTTTATTATCATTAACAAATAAAGAATTACTTTGTTTAGTATTAACAAATACTGAATTAGGATATAATTTAACAAAGTGTTCTATAATATTGTCGTCAAAAATATGGATAATATTAAATTTTTCTTCTTTAATTTTATATAACGTATTTTTTTGAGATATTATTTCACCTTGTTGTGTATTCATTTTCCAATTACCATCACCTAATAAAAATCCAGGTGGCTGTTGTATTGGTGATAAAATTATTTTATTATTTTTAGCCAAATTTGGTAATTTACCATTCATATTTGAACAAATTGTTATATTATGACCTTCATTCTTTAATTTTTTACTAAGCTCTAAAATAATATTACTTTTTTGTGTTGTATCATCAAAAGTTAAAGAAACAAACATTATATTTAATTTTTCGTTTTTCCTTAAAACTTTTTTAATAGTTAACGGTAAATTTTCTTTAAATTTATCAGCAAAATTTTGTCTGTTTTCTTCCCATTTATCGTTTGTCATACCAATAGACATATGGTTAATTCTAACCAGTGTTGTAACACCAATTTTAACCCCAGATAAGTAATTCTCAACACAAAAATTAACATCATAAAAATGGAATCCCTTAACGTCTTCATTAAAATTGTTTTTAAGTCTATCTTTATTTACCGCAAAAAAAACACCATCTACCAAAACAACTTCTTCTAATTCGTTACCCAAATCTTCAGAATATGATGATAACCATGTCTTACCTTCATGTGTATGTGAAACCTTACCATACATCTTTTTAGGGTCTTCCCACCATCTACCACTACTTGATAAGTATTTAGTACCAGCAACGCCAATAACACCATAATCAGGGTTTTTATCGAATAGTTTGATTATCTTTTCAGCCCATTTATTTTTTTCGATTATGATATCATCGTGCATAAAAACTACAATGTTATTTTTGGCTTCACGCAAACCACGATTGTAAATTTCCGTTAATGAAAATTCACCTTTGTTTTCATACCCTAAAAACTCTAATTTATTATGTAAACCAGATGTTTTAATAACATGCTCTTTAAATTCATCTAATTGGTTTTGTGATGAACAAACTACTGTAACCATATTTTTTATTTATTAAATCTGTTAAATGCGTTATTAGTTATTTTATTTATACTAACATTACCGATAAATTCATTTAATGTTTTAGAATCAGTATAACTCATAGCACTTCTTAAATAATCTTCAAAGTTATTTACCCATTTTTTTAAAGGATATTCAACTTTTCTATATCTAATAACACCTTCAGACGTTGTTAATTTTACTTTACCCCATTTTTTCTGAACTTCTTTAGTACTCATACCTCTAAATTTCTTATAAACAGGTAATTTGTATCTATAAGCTAATTCAGCAAATTCTTGACTTACTTTAATTTTACCAAATAAATAATTGTCACCACAAGATTCAATAGCTTTATTAAAAATACTGCCAACCATAACATAATCAGCACCTAAAGCTAATGCTTTAATAACATCACTATAACTCTTCATACCACCATCTGCCACGATTTTAGCTGGATTATCTAATAAACATGAAGCGTCATAACACTCTTGAATTAAAGAAGCCATAGGATAACCAACACCAGTTTGTAAAGTTGTAGAACATGCATTTCCATTACCTATTCCACATCTTACTAAATCAGCACCAGCATTTGATAATTCAACATATGTTTCTGGATTAGCAACATTACCAACCATTAGCCTAATGTTAGGATATTTTTCTTTACATAACCTAACATGTGTTAATAGTTTTTCCATATGGCCATTCGCAATATCAATTAAATAACTACCACTATTGTTTAATAGTTTTTCTTCATATAGAAAAATAAAATCATCTAATGAATAAGATATAAACACATTATTATCAACATAATATTCACCTCTAGGTAAACAAACATTTATTTTTAGTGAACTATATAAATCTATGTTATTAGTATCAACAACAGTATCCATTGGTGCTGTTATTAAGGGTAAATAACCATTTACGTATGGATTTACTTCACTACGACTAGATATCTTTGATGTGGTCGCAGGTTGAATTAGAATGTCATTAAAATCGAATTTACTTTTCATATTTATTTTAGTTATTGAATCCCTGTTGAACCAAAACCACCATTTCCTCTTTCAGTATTAGAAGTAATGTTAGTTTGTTTAGTTAATTTAATAATTTTTTTATTTAATACTGATGCTAACACACCTTGAGCAATTCTATCACCATGATTAATTGTGAAATCTTCATCACCATGATTAATTAAAATTATTTTAATCTCACCAGTATAATCAGAATCAATTGTTCCTGGTGTGTTTAATACAGTAACACCATTTTTTGCTGCTAAACCACTCCTTGGTCTAATTTGAATTTCAAAGTTTTCTGGTATCTCAAAATATAAACCAGTAGGTATTATTGCTCTATTACCGCTTTTTAACGTTACTGATTCATTTAAATTAGCCCTTAAATCAAAACCAGAAGAACCATTAGTAGCATACTCTGGGTCTGGATTATTTGACTCGTTTTTAAAACCCACATTTAATTTAAACAAATCATAATCGTAACCTTCACCAACAAATGTTTTTGAAAATTCATTTTCAAAATCATTAACGCCATAATCTTTATTACTATCAGTAATATCGTTTATCTTTTTTCTAATGTAATCTAAACTAAATTTCATATTATTATTTTTTTACTGTTTTAATTGCTAATGTATTACCCATTTTTAAAAGTTCACCAAGTAAACTATTATGATAGTCAGCCATTTTATCTTCAGTCTTATCATAAGAGATGATAGCATAATATTCTTCTTCAGTTAATTTAACGCCATTAGTTTGAGCATAATAAACACTTCGCTCACCAACTCTCATAGATGTAAGGTCATTGTTGTAATCATACATTTTACCTTGATTTTTAATGTGCCAATCAGAAGTACATGGAATGTATAACTTAGTTTTTCCAATTTGATGTAGCAAACAAACTTTTAATAAACTGCTCATATCTACTCTTTCATCTTCTGATAAAGAATTATTAACAGCTACAGCATATTTAGCCACTCTTAGCATGTGTTCAATTAAACCACCTTCATAAGCACCATATAATGATGTTAAATTAGTTGCAGGGGCTTTAATCAAATCCTCACCCAAGAATTTCATTAAGTCATCGGTCATAAAACCGTGTTTGTTCGCTGTGTCAAAATACTTTTTTGTGTTAGCGATAATTTTTGATTGTTCTAAAGACATAAATTTATTTTTTTGTTACAAAACAAATATACTAAATAATAACCCTAAAAAACAACTTAATTTTTATTTTTCTCTAATAAAGATAAATAAAGATTTTTTCTTGTCTCATTAACAGCATCAACACTATAAGTACTTTTAACCAAGTTACTTAAATTATTTTTCATAATATCGATTACTTCAGGGTTGTTAATCAGTCTTTTAATCGCTTTATACCAATCACTATGGTTTCTGTTAGAATCAACTAAAATAGCATTACCATTTTCATTTATTGCACCACCACTCTTAAATACATTAACTAAATCAATTTGATAAGGTCCAAAATTTTGTGCTATTAAAGCTTTTTTATGAAAACCTGCTTCAATAACTTTTAATTGACTCTTATTCTTATTAAACACATTTTCTTCTAATGGTGCAAGTGAAACATCAAATAAATTATAATTAGTAGCATAACTAGATACGTGTTTAGTCCAAACTCTTCTATAAGGTTCATTTTCAACATCTTTATATTCTTCTTGCACAAATTTTAATAGAAAATCTCTATATTCTGGACTAATTGTTTTATAATCATCTGTGAATATTTTTTCATAAAGATACCAAACACTTTCTTTTGGTAAAATAGGTCTTTGTCTTTGTTGTCCAGTATTTTTATCAATTTCTGTATGCGTTCCTCTTAAATCGAATCCACATAAAACAAATTGTAGTTTATCTAATAAACCATCTGCTTTTAATCTATTAACTAATCCACTTAAAATTTCTAAATCTTTTAAATGGGATGAACCTCCTAACCAACCAATCCTTAATTTTTCTGATGTAACTGGTGTTGGAATGAATTGTGGTTCTTTTTCATCAATTGCATTAGGTAATACAAAAACATTCTTGTTGTATTTACTTATTTCTTTAGCAAATATTGGTGTAGTTGTTGTGATATTGTGAGAATATCTTAGATTATTCTCAATTTTTTTATCCATACCAGAATTTTTAATTAATAAATAAGCTGGGTGGTGATTACCTGGTGCCCAATAATCATCAATATCCATAATAGTAACAATACCTAGCTTTTTACATCTATCTAAAACATTTTGAATTGTTTCAAAAGGACCTAAAGTTCTATGATAATGAATAATATCATATTGTTTTAACCATTCATCATTATCTAATTGTGGTTCATAATCAATATCTACACTAAATAAGTCAGGATATTTATTTTCTAATTCAATGTGTGGATTAGTTGACCTAAAAAAACCATTTAACCTACCCCTGTACGGTCTGAAGGGACTACAAGTACCTTACATTTACGACCTACAGGGGTAGTTTTTTGTTTATTAATTTGATTCATAATTTTTTATTATGTTCTTTATTTTATTGTTATTATTACTTAACAATTATAATCTTTAATAAGTAATTTGTAAATAAAAAAGGGGAACTTAAATTCCCCTAAATAAAAAAAAAACATTTAAATAATTAATTTATCGTTTATTAGTCAATTTTCCTTCTTTAATCAAAGTAGATATTGTTTTTTTAATTGATTGTTCACTAATGTGTTTTGTGAATTGTTCAGCTAAAATTTTATTAACTCTTTGGTCTATTAATTCGTTTAATTGTGATAGACTAATTGTTATGTTATCGTTATTTGATTTATTTTCGGTAATAGTTCTTTTATTAGCTTTTGGTTTTTCAACCAAATCACTTAATTCATCTAATGTAAATTTTTGAGGTAAACCATTTATCTTAGGAATTGGTTTTTTTATCATTATTTCTTTAATTGCTTGTGGTAATTTTGACGCTAATACTTGTTCTTGTGTATATGAACCATCATTATTATTTGAACTTGGGTTATAAGTGTTATAATTTGGTTCTCTTTCATCATTTTCATCATACATAGGGCCAATATTTTCATATATTGGTTCTGCTTGTTGCTTAGATGCAGTTTTAGTAGGGAATTTTTCATCCGTTACTTTCATTACTTTTTTAGCATTACTTAAAATACCTTTTAATCTGTTTAAATCAACTGGTTGTGGTGTTTCCATTTTTTAAATTAACTTTTTTTAATACTACTGACATTGTTTTGTCTCCTAATTTATTATATTTTGGTATAGTGTTATCTAAATCAGATACTGGTTGTTTCCATTTTACTTTTGTTGGTTCCCATTTTTCTATTCTATCTAATCTAAATATTTTCCAAGAACCTTCTTTTGGTGTTGTTTTAGAACCACCAAATATTTGATAAGCTCTAATAGCGTAATTACCAGCTTTTGTCTTGGATAAGTTATATACCTGAATATACCTTTTACTTGGTGGTTCATTTTCATAATCTCTATATTCAATTTTGACGTTATATTGATTATTAATAGCGTCTTCAATTTGAGATTGAGATACACCTTCAGATAAAAGGTTTCTTTCTTCTAAAATAACATCTTTAAATAAATTGTAAAGTTTCATTAATTAAATAATAACTTGACCTCTATTTGCTGATGTGTCTGGTGCGGTATAATTTGTCATTCCTAAACCATCTGGACCATAACCCCATGTACTACTATTTAATGATAGTGATGGTTCTCTACCACTACCTGGGTTACTAGCATTACCAAAAATATCAAATGCACCACCAACACCTTTATAATTTTCAATATCTAGATAATTACCAGACCCTTTACCATGTACTGGTGTTGTTGTGTCAGACAATGCTCTTGTATGCGTGTCACCGTATTGATTACTATTACTTTCATTGTTATAGATGTTCTTAGGGATTAAATTGCTTCTAGCAATAATCGCAGCTGCTTCTAATGGTGATTGTCCACCGTTGTAGTTTGTTGGCATATTCTTTAAATTTTATTTTTTTTGTTATTATTCATGTATTCTATTAAATACTTTATCTCAATAATTTCTTTTTCAATATTTTCATTATAAATATCTTTACCAGACATTATTTTGTCAAAAGTATTACCTTTTGTTACTAAAGGTACACCACCCACTTCTGTAGGGTTTGCGTTATTTTTATCTTTAGTGTGTTTTTTTATAAATTGATTTTCTAAACCACCTTTTCTTTTTTCGTCTTTTATTTTATAATCAATTTCTTGTTCTTTTTTTATTATTTCAGTATATCTATTTAGCTTTTGTTGACCACCCAATTTATTAAATTCTTCACAATTTTTAGAACTTTCACATAATTCTTTGGCTTTTTTCAATCTAGATTCACGCATAGCAATAGCAGTGTACTTTAATTGTTCACCATCGATATTATAGTATTTGTCTTTTAAATTTGAATTAGGCATCTTTATTTAATTTTTCTTTTAATTTTTTTATTTGTTCATCTGTTAAATTAATATCATCTATTAAATCTAATATTTTATTAAATTTAGGATTATCATCTTTAGATTTAATATCGTTATTAGAACGTTTTTTAACGATAGAATCTATTGTTTCTTCAACAGTTTTTTTATTTATGATTTTACTTTCAAATGTTATTGGACCAACATTTGACCTCATACCGCCATATGTATAAACAGCGAACCATGGTATATTTTGTCTATATCTACCAAAAACTTTATCAGTTGTTGTTGATTGTCCCTTTTCATAATCTGAATAATCATTATAAGATTTTTGTACAGGGCCAGTTTCTATTTCAGAATACCCATTAAATGGTTTATCACCACTTGATGCGTAAATATCACCACCAACAAGTTCATTAATATTTAAGTTTTTATTTTTATTTTTCATAAAAAATATTTTATTATAAATATATTGTAATATTAGAATATTTATAAATAAAAATAAAAAAATACGATGCCATTCTTAACAAAATTAGATTATTCTAATAATAGACAAATAAAACAAAACATTGAAACAACCACCTATTTATCTGGTGGTACAGTTTTTGGTGTTCCTTTTTCACAATTACCATCTGGTATTGATACCAGTAGTACTGGTGTTAGTGAAACATATGTTTTTTTTACAAGTAGTTTTTCAGGTAATTCTGGTACAACAATATTTAATTGGAATTATCCGATTATGTCTATTGGTGACCCGTTATTATCTGCTATAACACCATCTAATTCTGCTGTAACTCAAACAGTTAATCTTGTATTTAGTGCAAACACAACAACAGTTATTGATGGTAATACCATTGCATTAACATATACAGGTGTTTCTTATGATGTTTTAGTTACAGGTATGACTGTTGATGGTTCTGGTAATTATAGTGGTGGTATTTTAACAACATTATTAACAGTTTATAGTGGTAATAGTTTAGATTTTAATGGTAGAACTATTTGGGTTGATGTATCTGGAATAACTAGAACAAATGATTTAATAATTAATAAAACACCTGTTATTGGGTATGTTTGGGTTTGTTCAACATCTGAGGGTAAAGGAGAATGGAAAGCTTTAACTGGTGTTACAGGTTATTGGTCTGGTGGTACTGGTCAATATTCTTTAGCATTATCTAATTATAATTCACTAGTTACTGGTAATTATTCAATATCTTTGGGTCGAGAAACAATATCTTCTGGTGACACTAGTTTGTCTGAAGGTTTTAAAACAATTGCTGGTGGTGCTTTCTCACATGCTGAAGGTAGCGATACAATAGCTACTGGTAATTATTCACATGCTGAAGGTATTTCAACAATAGCTTCTAATGATGCTTCACATGCTGAAGGTACTTCTACAGAAGCTTCTGGTGTTGCATCACATGCTTCTGGTAAAGCAACAATAGCATCTGGTGATTATTCTTTTGCTGGTGGTGATACTAGTCAAGCAACAGGACTTTGTTCTTTTTCGTTTGGTAATGCTAGTCAGGCGACACATGACGATTCAGTTGTTTTAGGTCCAAGTATTAGTAGTAAAGCAAATGATGTAACACATGTGGTTAATTTAAACATTGATAATTTAGGTTCTGGTGCTTTTTTTAATAATGTTAATATTGACGCTAATGGTTTTTTAACATCTAGCACATCAGATATTAATTTGAAAGAAAACATAAAATCAATAAAAAATTCTTTAGATATAGTAAAAGGATTAAGTGGTGTAACATATGAATGGATTGATAAGTCAGCTGGTGGTACAAAGCCTAGATTTGGTTTTATTGCTCAACAAGTTGAAGATGTTGAGCCATTATTAGTATTTAAAAATGAAAAAAGTGGGTATAAAGGTGTACATACAGATTGTGTTATTCCTATTATTGTTGAAGCTATTAAACAATTGTCAGACAATAATACGAATGTTAGCAACATTAACATAACAACTCAAACAGTTGTTGCTGAAGATAATAATATTGAATTAAATTATAATGGTTCTCATGAATCAGCTAATGGTGGTGGTATTATCGTTATTAATGGTGTAGATACAGATAAAAATTCTGAATTTATTGTTGATAACAATGGTAATTGGGTTACAAACACATCTTTAATACCAAAAGAATTAATTATACCGATTTACACGCCATCATCATCTACTGATACAAATGGTACTGATGGTTCTATCACAAGAGATGATAATTATTTATACATAAAAACCAGTAACAACTGGAAAAGAGTTGCTTTAGAAGATTTTTAATGGGGAATATTAAGAATTTCAATTTTAACAAAATAGATTTAAAGTTATCAAATTCTGATTACTGGGATTTTTATTTAGCTACTGATGAGAATGTTAGATATTTAAAAAGTGTTGGTGGTGGTAATGGTGCTGGGTCTTCATCTTCATTGTCTTCAGGTGATTGTTTTGTCGTTTGGTACGATTTTAATAATACTTTAACATATAAAAATAACAATCCAAGTACAGGTACATTATTAAGTTTGGTTGATTGGAATGGTGCTGTTAATACTGGTTACACAATGACTACATTAGGGTTAACAGGTATTGATAATGGTTTAGTAACATTTCAAAAAGACCAATCTGATACCAGTAATTTAGCATTACTTAGTGCATTAACAGCATCTACATTGGTTATTACATCTGGTGATACTAGATTTACAATGAATTTAGTTACTGGAACAACTGGTAATTACGTTTATCCTAGGAGAACACTTACTGGTGGTACTGAAGGTGTTTATGAAGAACTATGTGGTGGTTTTTTTCAAGGTTTTTATAAGTTAGATGGTACAAACTATAAAGTATTACCAACAAGGGTTAACGAAGCATGGTCAGCCGAATTTTGGTTAAGACCTAGACAAGAATGTTCATTTACTGGTTTTACAGGTACAACATTAAATGAAGTTTATCCAGACAATAAAGGTATTTTCTTTTATATGGGTACAAGAGCTGAAAATAAATTTTGGAATCAATTTTATGGTAATAGTACTGGTTGTACTAGTGGTTGTACTCAAGATTCTGGTTGTACTGGAACCGTTAATACATGGTGTACAACCATAAAAGAAGATGATATATCTGTTTTAGAAGAAAATGGTTTTGCAATACCTTTAATTCCACCACAAGTTAAAATAGAAATAATTACAAATCCTTTTTTAATTTATGGTAGAGCACAAGATAATAGAGGACCAACAATAACTGGTTCAGTTGGTACAGTGTTAATTAACACTGGTCAAACAATGCAACAAAATAGTTCAACTAATTGTACTTGTAATTTATTAAGTAATGATGGTTTAGGTACACAAACAGTTTGTAGTTATCATGGCGGTGGTATTGCAATTAAAAAAACTGTTGAAGTTGTTAATAATTATCAAAACCCTTTTCTAATTTATGGTAGGGGTGCTGGTTTTTCATCTTCAGGTTGTACATGCACATCATGTTGTGGACCAAATGATGGTTTAGGTACTGAAACAAAATGTAGTTTTAGTGGTAGGTCAAAACCACAAACAGTTGTTGATTACAAAAAAGATATTGTTGATAACGCATTAGCGTTTATAATAACAGATGATGGTAAAATAGGTTATAGACTATTAACAGTTACTGGAACATGTTATACAGCATCCACAGGTCAAAGATTATATGAATCAAACGTTTCTATTAAAGAAGAATATTCTTTATCTGGTTTAGTTACTTTTGATGAATGGTCATATATTACAATAAGATATACAACAAATTATTTAACTGATTGTGAATTACAAACAAAACCACAAAGAACAGGTAAACTAATGTTTTATATTAATTCTAAATTAAAATTTACTGTTGATAATTTTCCAGAGTTTATCGCTAAAAGACTTGATGAACATTATTTAAAACAAGTAGGTGTTCCGTTTAATTTTAGTTTAGGTGGTGGTTCTCAAGGGTTAATTGATAGTCAAACATTTGATGGGTTAGATATGGCTGATAGAGGATTACCAATAGAACAAAATTTTGCTGGTACCTTTATTGGTAGTATGTCTCAATTTAAATTTAACATATGTGATTTACCATATGAAAACATAAAATATAATTTTGATTTAGATAAGAATAAATACGGTATAAATTAATAAAACATGGAATTTTTTATAAACAAAAACGCAACATTACCAGTTTTGAAAATGGAATTAATTTCTGATGGTCGTAACGATTATCATAGATTTTTTTCTGCAATCCAAAATGCTAATATATATTTTACTATGGCGGATGTCGTTACTGGTGTTAAAAGAATAGCTAAAAAAACTGCTGGTTTACAACAAGTAATACCAATAAATTGTGTTGGTGAAGAATTTTATATAACTTATAAATTTACTTCAAATGAAACATCAAAACCAGGTAAATATGTTGGTACTTTTACTATAGAGTTTTTAGATGGTTCTGGAACACTAATTGTCCCTATTAGAGAATCATTATATATAAACATATTAGATGGTGATATAAAAAAATAATATTTTAATTAAAATTAAAAAAATATTTGTTTTTGTCGATTTTTTTTAGTAACTTTGTAATGTTACAAAGTTAATTTTTTTTTTATGTTTATTGTTGTGTTTCTACTATCTATTTAGTATATTTGTTAAAATATAACTTATATGGATATCAATAAAGAAATAATTGAAGATTTTTTACATGGTTCAGACCCACAAAAATATATTGTAGCAGCAGAACCGCAATATGGAAAACCAATTATAAGTTTAATAATTAATGACCCAGATAAGGGTAAATACATTGAGAACCACAAGTTTGTGCCTTTTTTATGGTTTAAAGAAGAAGTTGTTAAAGTATTATATAAAGGTAATAGAGTTAAAATATATGAAGCATCAAAAAAATTTGATGTGAAAATTACTAGATTAAAGACTAGTAATCCTGAAGGTTATACACCAGAAAGGATGGAGAATGGTTATAAATTTATCGCTAAATGTAAAAATTCTTATAACGATTTAATACAATTTTTTAAAGAAGGTGGTGTTGATGTCTTTAATGAGACATATAAAAAATATTTTGTTATGTTTTCACCTGTTGAACAATTTTTTATACAAACAGGTAAAAGACTTTTCAAAGGTTTTGATGATTATAATGACCTTCATAGATTACAATTTGACTTAGAGACAGAAGGTCTTGTTGCTAGTAAACATGCTATATTTCAAATAGGGGTTAGTGATAATCGAAATTCTAAAATTATTTTAGAAACAACTGGTAATACACCACAAGAAAGAAGAAATTCTGAAAGAAGTAATATAATTAAATTTTTTCATTTAATTGATGCTCTAAAACCAGATATTATTACAGGTTATAACTCAGAATCATTTGATTGGAAGTTTTTATTTGAACGATGTGAACGATTAAATATACCAATAACTGAGATAGCAAAAACTTTAAGTCCATATCATAAGATATATAGAAGAGATTCAACATTAAAGTTAGGTAGCGAAACTGAAAAATATAAACAAACATACATGTATGGATATAATATTATAGATATATCACATGCTGTTCGTAGAGCAATGTCTATTAACTCAGATATTAAAAGTTGGACACTTAAATATATTACAAAATATTCTGAAATAGCTAAAGAAAATCGTGTTTATGTACCAGGCGATAAAATTAACTCAACATGGGTTGATAAAAAGAATCAATACGCTTTTAATGAAAATACTGGTGACTGGTATGTGATATCTGAAAAAAGACCATTAAAAGAAAATTATGAAATTGTAACTGGTGATTATGTTATTAAAAGATATCTTTATGATGACTTATGGGAAACTGAACAAATAGATAATATATTTAATCAAGCATCATTTTTATTATCAAAAATATTACCAACCAGTTTTATGCGTTCATCAACAATGGGTACTGCTGGTCAATGGAAATTAATTATGGCCGCATGGTCATATCAAAATGACTTAGCAATACCTGAAACACAAAAAAAGAGAGAGTTTACTGGTGGTTTATCAAGACTTCTTCAGGTTGGTTATGCTAAAAATGTCGTTAAACTTGATTTTGCTGCCCTATATCCAAAGACACAGTTAACTTGGGGTATATTCCCAGATTTGGATATATCTGGCGTTATGCGTGGTATTTTGACCTATGTTGTTGATACCAGAGATGAGTTTAAATTCTTAACTGGTAAACACAAAAAAATAGTCAAAAAACTACAAGAAAAACTTAAGAATGAAAAAATATCAATAAATGAAATAATTAAAGAAATTGATGAGAATAAATTCTTATCAAATTTATTCGATAAAAAACAATTACCACTTAAAATATTGGCTAACTCATGGTTTGGTTCATATGGCGCACCATATATTTTTAATTGGGGTGATACAAATTCTGCTGAAGAAACTACTTGTCGTGGTAGACAGAGTTTACGTTTGATGGTTAGACATTTTACTGAGAAATATAATTTTAAACCGTTAGTTTTAGATACAGATGGTTGTAATTTTTCTTTCCCAGATAATGTTAATGATATTAAATATGTTGCAAAAGGTAACCATTGGAAAACAGTTAATGATGCTGGAAAAGAATTGGTTGGTCTTGAAGCAGTTCTTGCAGAATTTAATGAAGAATACATGGAAGGTAGAATGGGTCTTGATATTGACGATATCTGTAATTCTACGATTAACTTCGCAAGAAAAAATTATGCTAATGATATTGATGGTAAAATAAAATTGGTTGGTAACTCAATCAAATCTAAAAAAATGCCACTTTATATTGAAGAATTTATTAATAATGGTATAAGAATGTTATTGGATGGTGAAGGTTATAAATTCATAAACTATTACCAAGAATATGTTGACAAAATATATAACTATCAAATACCATTAGTTAAAATAGCTAGTAAATCTAAAGTTAAAATAAACGTAACTGATTATCTAAAAAAAGCTAAATTAAAAAATAAAGCTGGTAATCCAATGCCAAAACAAGCTCATATGGAACTTGTTGTTAAAAATGAAATAGATGTTGATTTGGGTGATACAATATACTATGTTAATATTGGTACTAAAAAAGGTCAAGGTGACTTAAAAACTATTAGACGTGATAAGATGTCTAAAAAAGCAGTTAAGGAATATGTTGAACTGCATGGTCATGAACCAAATTTCACAACAAAAACAGAATTGAATTGTAAATTAATTGATTCATTACGTGTTGAACAAGATTTAGAAACAATTAAAGAAATAGAAAGTCTAAAATTAAGTTTAAATATCTTATCACCAGATTCTGAAGAATATAAATCATTAATTGAAACCATTAATCAATTAAATGATAATCTATATATAGATGAATATAACGTACTTAGATACTTAGAAGCCTTTAATAAAAAGGTTAAACCACTATTAGTCTGTTTTCATCCAGATGTTAGAAAAGATATTTTAATAACAACGGTTAAAGTTAAAAACCCAGAAACAAAACAAGTGACTGAAAAACTAAAACCTAAACATATTTTTGAAAAAGAACAATGTGAACTTGTTTCAGGTATGCCATTTAAAGAAGTTGACCAAGATTCTTATGAAAAACTTATGACTATGGAAGATAAAGAAATAAGATTCTGGGATAGCGTTAATAAACAACCAAATTATATGGAAGCAGATGAATGGGATACCATAAGAAAAGATTACATTCAAAGAATGATTAAAGAAAAAGCAGATGGTATTGTTTCAGAAAAAGCTAAATTAGATGATATTTTTAGAAAACTAGAAGTTATTGATTTACAAGATATAATCAAAACAAATGTATTACCAAAAACAATATCTATAATTGCTAATATATCAACAGAAGCACCTTATATGCTTGTTTCAAATAAATGGGAAGAACCATTATGTCCAATAGAAGACATTTTTAAATATGAATCTATTGCAATTGATAGAAATGAATACTATAAAGAGCATAAAATAGAAAAACATAAAGATAAATACGAACAATGGATTAATTATGTTATTTCAAAATCTCTTTTAAACGGTTATGATGACATCTTTTCAGCTACAACTAAGTTAACATCAATTAGTGAAATAAAATTGACTGTAAACAATGAAATAGATGAAGAAAAAGAAGTTATGACCATAAAAGATGTAGACACAGATGAAGATTCTGATGATATAGAATCAGATGAAATAATTGATGAAAAATATAATGAAGATATTATATTGGAAGACGAATATGATGATACATTCGCTGAAAATATAGAAGAAATTTCTGAACCTGTTATAACAATAGATGAAGTAGATGAATGGGGTTTTTAGTACACCCAAAAACCTAATGGTCTATGTTTTAAATGTTTGTTTAATTGTTCAGCTTCGTTAGCTGCCCTTTCCAGCTGTGACGTTGTGGTAAACCTTGTTAACCTTTCTTCAAGTTTTTCCATAACAGCTTTTCTTTCTTCGTTACCTTCTGATATTAAACTCTCATAATCCATAGTTCTTTCCGCTTCAGGAGGCCCTACAACACCACCAAATTTACCTCTGACCCTTCCCAATGCTTTTTTAGCTTCAGCGATAAATAACTGACGTATGATAGCTTTTGTAGGTTGGTTAAAAGAAGAATAATCTAATGTAGCTAAATTAACTTGATTTGGATATCTAATGATATCAGGGTTTTCAGCCAAACATTGATTAACGTTTTCTGGTGTTGTATCATAATAAAAATACCATACTTGACAACCAGTTAAATTAATTGTGCTACCTACACCACCTATTTGTTGACCAAATGTATATCTTGAACCTGGTGTTGATAATAAATGTAATAATTTAGTACCATTTGGACCAGCAGTTACTTTATAAACTAATTCACTTCTAATTATTCTATTTTTTAAATTCATATCAGCAGCAGTCAATAAAATATCAAATGCTGGTGCGATATAATAACCCATTCTGGAAAAACCTGGTCCACCTGTTCCAGTTCCACCACCAACTTGTGAGAAACCACCACCAAAACCATAATCAATACCACCATAATTAGCCAATAATGCTTGATTAATTGGTGGTGGTGTTATCCATAATACTTCATTTATTTCACGTCCAGCTGGTATTTGATATACTTGTCTACCAGCTTGTAATTCTACATAATCTTTCTTTAATTCCCAAGGACCATTTGATTGTAAACCTACTTGTTTTGAGTAAGCATAGGTTGCTTGTGTTACAGAGTCAAATGACCTATAACTAAGTGCAAATGTCATATCTAATGTAGTAACATTTTTACCCAATAAAGATTGCCATTGATGTTCTATTAACCAATCTTGTACTATTTGACTGTAATCTTCAATAGCTATCTCTAACAATGTACATAATTGTTCATCAGTTAATTCTATTTGTCTTATTGGCGCACCAACAGAGTGTTTAAATTGTCTAAATAGTTTTTCTTGTTCTTGAGTTGTTATTGACATGATATTTATTTTTATTATAAATATCTAAAAAAAAATAAAATAATTAATTATTTTCTTTATTCAACAGTTTTTTCACAATATTAAAACATTCATCAATAGTAGTAAAACTAACATCAGGTAATAATATTTGTTTTTCAACTATTAAAATAGGTACTTGGTCTGATTTTGTTAATTCAAATAATTTATCAGATTCTTCTTTATTTTCTGGTAAATAAATATTAATATCTCTAAAAGGGATATTTTCACTAGTTAATAAATCCTTTATTTTTGTACAATAAGGACAGTCTGGTATACTATAAACTCTAATCATAATTTATTATTAATTATATTATCTATTATTGTTTTTGATATTTCTTCATCGGTTATGTTTTTATCACCAATAATTGTTGAAATTACATCTTTTTTATTTTTTAACACATCCCACATCGTTATTGATATAGTATCTTCAAATATTTGATAGTAAATATTAACATTATTTTTTTGCCCTATTCTATAACAATTATGTACATTATAATTACCTACAACAAAAGAATGGTCATCTTCAACTGATAAGTCATATACTAATTCTTCACCTTTTTTTGGTTTGCTAACATGCAAACTTAATATTGGATACAATAAATAATCATTTTTTAATATAGGTTCACTATCTTGTAGTATAGAATTATAACCATCAATTTCAAATAATTCTTTATTATTTTTTAATGTTAATAAATGTTTATTAATATCTAAAAATTTAGCCCTAACCCAATAAAAAAGGTTAAGTTCTTTATCATAAATATAAAGTTTATGGTCTTCAGTTAATGATAGTGTCTTATTATAACCTATTGATGTGATATCTATTCTTGCTTTAGTTTTTTCTAAATGACTATGCGTGGCTAAAACAGTTTTAAAGTTACCTAAATGAGTGTATACAGTATCGCCAACTTGTATGTCTTCTATTTTTCTAAACCCTTTATCTGTCATAATTAATTGACCAGCAAATACACATCTATCTTCTGCTTGTTCATTATTTCCTGGCACCCAATCAAAAGAATTAAATACAACAACTGTTGCTTCAGTTAATGTAATTGCAACGCCAGCTGATTTAATATTACCAATAAAAACTTTTACCTTTGGATTGTTTTGAAAAGAATCTACAGAAGCTTGTTTTTCTTTTGTTGTCATTGAACCATTATGACATACAGCTAATTTACCAAAATGTTCAGATAACATATTTAATTCATCATTAAATGATGTGAATACAATTACCTTTTTATCCATTTCAATAGCATTTTCAACTAATTCTATTGTATATGGTATCGCTTTTTCCGCAATAAATTTTCTTAATAATATTAATTCAACTAGTTCTTTCTGTAAATCTATTTCTCCTTTACCTTCTATTTCTCTTTTTGTTAGATAATCATCCCATAATTGATTATATTCTATATTTGAAGAGCTATCAAGTTGATAATACATTGGTGTTATTATTTTATCTGGCATATCCAACACATCATTTTTTAAACGCCTTAATAAAATATTTTTTGTTCGTTGTGATAATTCTTCCAAATTAGATGCACCATCAGTTATCCATATTTTTTTCTTTTTACCGTTTTTAAGCGTTTTAAACATCTTTTTTGCATCACAATATCTAGTAGCGAAGTGTTGCCAATTATCTGTTATTGGTGACTTGATTATACGCAACAAATTAAAGAAATCCATTGGTCTATTTGCCACTGGTGTACCAGTTAATAACCATGTTTTACTAACATTATACTTTGTTGCTAACTCTAATAATATTTTACCTCTTATGCTATTAGCATTTTTTAAATTATGTGCTTCATCAACAATAATTAAATCAAAATTAGCGTTTGCTAATTCTCTATTTATTTCACCTTCATAAGTATTTATTTTTCTACCATCAACTAAAGTATGAAAATTTTTTAAAATATCAAAATTAATAATAGTGAATTTAGATTTTTTCCATCTTTTTCCTTCTACGATTGCTGTTTTATCACAAAAAATATTTATTTCTCTTTGCCAATTAATTTTTGCTGATGTTGGGCATACGATTAAAATTCTTTCTAATCCAGTTTCTAAAGCTGCAATTATTGTTTGAATCGTTTTCCCAAGGCCCATGTCGTCAGCTAATATACAACCATTTCTAGATAATAAAAATTTAATACCATCTTCTTGGTGTTTATATAATTTTTTACCGTATTTTTCTAGTATTGTATTATACTTTTCAAAATCTACATTAACATCTAAATTTTCAAAATAAGGGTCATCAATAACTTGTGTTTTTGGAATCCAATATAATCTAGATTCTTTTTGTTTTTTTGTTAATTTACCATAAATATGAAACGTTTTATTTGTTTCAGCTAAAATAAATTCTATTAATATTTTTTCTGGTGTAAATGATAATTCATCAACTCTTTTTAATTCTTCACCTAAATAGCTTGTTATTCTTACTACTCTATTAATAAATATTGGTTCTTTATCGTGATTATCAGCAACATATTTTGTTTGATTATCCGTTAATTTTATTTTATTATTTTTTAATAAATCTTGTTTCAATTTTATTATATATGGATTTATCCCACTATAATTTTTTAATAAATCTAGTGCTGAACGACCTCTAATATCATCTAAATTAATCATTTTTTAATGAATTGTTATATTAAATATAATACCTGGTAAAAAAAAATCAACAATTGATTATTATTAACCTAATTGCAAGTATTTATATTAAAATATCATTATGTCAAATAAACAAGTACCTATAACAAGAATTAATAAATGGTTTTCAGAAGAAGACTTCAATTTAGAAATCAGCATGTCTAGAGAAGCCATTGAGGGCGATGGTAATTTTACTGTTATTTTATATAAAGTTGATAGACAATTAACTGAATTTGATAATGTTTATGGTGAAGCATCAGTTGATGGTATTAGATTTTTTCCGCCTATTGAATTAAAAGTGTTACCAATTGCTGATGAACCAATAAATAACACATATAATGACAATGGTAGTTTAAGGTATATTTATGATGGTAAGTTTACATTTAGCGTACATTCAGCTCAATTAAACGAACTTAATGTTGATATTAATTATGGTGATTATATAGGTTACCCAATAACTGAAAAAGAGATAAGATATTTTAGTGTTGTTAATGATAACTTAAAAAATTACGATAATAAACATACTATAATGGGTTATAGAGGTGCATTTAGAACAATAGTTTGTGCCGCTGTAACTAGTGATGAATTTAGAGGTTTTTAATAAATGGCTTTACCTAAAGGATATAGAAATAATATTAATATATTAAACCAAAAAATAGGTTTTGAAAGAAGACAAGAGATTCTTGATGATATTTCATCAAATGGTACTTTTTTACCTAGAGGTGTTAATGAAGAAGACATGGATGAAGCTTTTTTAGATTTCTTTAATAATGATGAAAGAGTTTATTTAAGTATTGATGGTAGAAAAATTCCAGTTATCTTTTTAACAATACAAAGATGGAGTGAATTCACAAAAACTTGGCAATTTGCTGATGAATACAGAAATATAGATTTACCATTTATAACTGTTGTTAGACAACCAGATATTCAACAAGGTCAAAATCAAGCTGGTTTATATAATATCCCACCATATAGAACATATACCTATATGAAAGTACCAACATGGGATGGTGTAAGGAAAGGTGTCGATTTATATAAGATACCACAACCAGTTTCTGTTGATATAACATACAATGTTAGAATATTTACAAATAGAATGAAAGACCTTAATAAATTTAATGGTTTAATTCAAAGAGCTTTCCAATCTAGACAATGTTATATAAATGTTAAAGGTCATCCAATGCCACTTTTATTAGAAGGTATTAGTGATGAAAGTAATATTAACGAATTTGAAGAAACTCGTTTTTATGTTCAATCATTTGAAATTAAACTTTTAGGTTATTTGGTTAATGAAGATGATTTTGAAGTTGTTCCAACATTAAATAGAGTTGTAACAACACTTGAAACAGATGAAAGATTATTATATAATGACGTTATATTTGAACCATTAAGAGTTGGTAATACTATTCAATTAACATTCGTTTTTAAACCAAAATCATTCCCAAGATTTAATTTTAATGCTCAATACGAAACCATATTAAATAGTTTAGATACTATTGAAAATATTAGTAGAATAATTATAAGAAGAAATAATTCTGTAATATTTGATGGTACAGTATTGACAACCCCATTAATTTTCAGTAATAATGATTTAATAGATATACAAGTATTTAAAAATTATTTAACAACTGGAAAATTTGTTTTAAACGGAACTACAACATCATGAGTTATAATATAAACGAAACATTTATAATACAAACAGTAGATAATCTTGAACCAACATTTACAGCTTGTACTGGCGTTTATTCAAACGCTATATTATCTTGTAGTGGTAATACAAGCATATTGTTAGGTGTAGGTACAGTTTCAGTTATTGGTGATATATTCACAAATAATAATATAAACGCTAATAACATAACGGCATCAAATTATTTTAGCGGTTCAACACAATTAAGTGATATTATTGATAGTAATTCACTTACTGGTGGAACTTATAACGGTCAAACATTATCATTAGGTTTAAAAAATGGTTCTAACATAAGTATAAGCGGTTTTACAGACATATTTGTTACTGGTGGTACTTATTCTAATGGTTCTATAACATTAATAAATAATAGTGGTGGTACATTCACAATTAATGGTTTATTCACAGGAAATACAGATGTATTTGTTACTGGTGGTACTTATAATTCAAATACTGGTATAGCTATTTTCACAAATAATACTGGTGGTACATTTACTTTAAGTGGTTTTAGTACTTCAACACAATTTACTGGTGGTACAGTAACTGGTGCAACAAATTTTACTGGTGGTATAACTGCAAATACAATATCAGCAACCACATATCAAAACTTACCTTTAGATGTGTTTGTTACAGGTGGTACTTATTCTAATGGTAATATACTGTTTACAAATAATACTGGGGGCACGTTTAATATAACTGGGTTATTTACAGGAAATACAGATGTGTTTGTTACTGGTGGGACATACAATCCAAGTACTGGTGTTGCAACATTTACAAATAATACTGGTGGTACATTTACAATAAATAATTTTTATACTGGTGCTACAGATGTATTTGTAACAGGTGGTACTTATTCTAATGGTAACATATTATTTACAAATAATACTGGTGGTACGTTTAACGTAACAGGTTTATTTACAGGAAATACTGATGTATTTGTAACAGGTGGTACGTATAACCCAAATACTGGTATAGCCACTTTCACAAATAACACTGGTGGTACATTCACTGTAAATAATTTTTATACTGGTGCTACTGATGTATTCGTTACTGGTGGTACCTATTCTAATGGTTCAGCTACTTTCAGAAATAATACTGGTGGTACGTTTACATTAACTGGTTTTTATACTGGTGCTACTGATGTATTTGTAACAGGTGGTACTTATTCTAATGGTAATATATTATTTATAAATAATACTGGTGGTACTTTTAATGTAACAGGTTTATTCACAGGAAATACTGATGTGTTTGTTACAGGTGGTACTTATTCTAATGGTTCAGCTACTTTCAGAAATAATACTGGTGGTACGTTTACAATAAATGGTTTTTATACTGGTGCTACTGATGTGTTTGTTACAGGAGGTACTTATAATTCAAACACTGGTATTGCAAATTTTATAAATAATACTGGTGGTACATTTACATTAACTGGTTTTACAACACAAAATAGTTTTAATGGTGTTTATTTACCATTAAGTGGTGGTACGGTTACTGGTGCTACTATATTTAATTCTGGTTTAACAGCTAATACAATTAATGTAACTAATTATATTGATTTTAATACTGGAACAACAAACCCAATAGCAATTGGTGGTAGAGTATTTTTTGATAATGGTTCTAAAGCATTATCTTATTATGATATATTAAATAATAATGTACCTATTGCTATGGGTCAACAACTATATACCAGAGTTTATAATAGCACTGGTAGCCAAATTAATAAAGGTAAGGTTGTAACAATAACAGGTACATCAAATGGATTGCCAAGTATCGCATTAGCTAAAAATATTAATACTATTTATGCTAGAAGACCCGTTGGTTTATCCGCTGAAAACATACCCAATAATTCAGAAGGTTTAATCATAAATAATGGTATTTTAAGTGGTATAACCCTTAATAATTTTTCAAACGGTGATATATTATATTTATCTGATGATAATGATGGTGATTATGTTTCAACTACTTCTTCTTTATCTTTTAATTCTAGGACTAATGAAATAGGTTATGTGATTGAAACTGGTTCAACAACAGGTAAGATATATGTTAATATTAATAATGAAGATAATAGCTTATCATTAACTAGTATTGAAAGAAATATACTTGAAGGTAATGTAATATCAACTGGGGTTTATGAATTTACTGGGTTAACAAAAGTTTCCAATACATTATTTTCAATAGCACCTTTAAAAGGATGGATAGTCAATAATACATATGAAAAAGCTACATTACCAGAAGTAATAAATATTATATATAGTGGTACGACTGGGATAACAACACCTTATTTAAGTTCATCTGATGCAACATATGTTTTAATTAATAGCGCATCAACAGTTTCTTTACAAAATAGTTTTCCAACACCTCAACAGAGAAGACAAAATATATATTTAGGTAAGGTAGTTCATCCTAGTAGAACAACAATACTTAATGTAAACAATACAACTGATTTTGATGTTAGTCCAATGTCTGCTTTACGTGATATGTGGACATCTTTTAAATTAATAAACATTGGTGTAATACCTAGCCCTAACGGTGCTAATTTAAATATAAACATTTCATCTGGTGTTTTATGGGGTAATGGTATTAATTGGTATGCTGACCAACTTAATCCTAATAGTGTTACTATATCTGGTAGTTCACCTGCAACATTTGCATATAGGACTCAAACAGGTGGTACATTAGGTGATACAACAACAATTGATACTACAAAGTATGACGTTAATGGAGTCGTTACAGATGTACCAGGTGCTGGTGCTTTTACAACACAAAGAATTTATTTATTTCCAACAGGTTTAATTAGAATACAATATGGTCAAACTCATTATCCAACATTAGCTAAAGCTTTAGCTGGTATACAAAGTGAAGTTTTTGTGGAATATTCCAATAATAGAGATAATGGTATACTTATTGGTTTTTTAACTGTTAAAGATGGTGCTACTGATTTATCAAATACAAATGATGCTATATTTACATTAGTTTCTAAATTTGGTGAAGCTCTTGGTGGTACAGCTGGTTTATCAACAACTACTCTTCAACAAGCATATAATAATAGTCCCACTCCAGAAATCGTAATAAATTCAACTTTAGGTGCGTTAACAATTCAAAATGGTACTGGAAGTCCAGATTTAACAACACATTTATTAGAAGGTCAAAATACTGCTGGTGTAATAACATCATTTATTACTGCTGCTGGTGGATTTAGTGGTTCTAGTGTCTCTGCAACAACTTATTATGGTTTACCAATAGATGTAAATGTTACTGGTAGTACATATTCTAATAATACATTCACATTTAGAAATAATACTGGTGGTACATTTAATGTTTTATTTAATACATTAACAGGGTTAACAATTAACGGTAATTTATCTGTCACTGGTAATTCAAATTTTAATGCAGTAACAGCAACAAGTGTTTCTAATATAAATTATTTAGGTTTTAACACATCATATACTGGAACACCAAATGTTGGTGAAATATCTTGGAATTCTGATTTTGGTGTTCCTCAAGTGACAATGACTGGTGGTAATGTCATACAAAAAATTGGGGAAACTGTTTTTTCTTATGTTAAAAACGTTGATTCTGTTACGTTAAATAAAGGTGATGTTGTTTATATTTTTGGTGCTAGTGGTGATAAACTATCTGTAAAAAGAGCATCAAATACTGGTGATACAACATCTTCAAAAACTTTAGGTGTTGTTGCAGAAACAATAGCAGTAAATGGTTTAGGTTATGTAATTACACAAGGTACACTTGATGGGTTAAATTTGGGTTCTTACACAGAAGGTGATATTGTTTGGCTTGATTCAACTCCAGGTGGTTTTACAAAAACAAAACAATATGCCCCATATCATCTTGTTTTTATCGGTGTTGTTCAAAGAGCTAATGCTGGTAATGGTCAATTATATGTTAAACCACAAAATGGTTATGAATTAGATGAATTGCATAATGTAATTGCAACTGGTGCTACATATGGTGATTTATTGGTTTATAGTGCTTATAATGGTTATGATGTTTGGGTTAATACAAAAACACTTAATGGTTCATATACGATAACTGGAAACACAACAATTGGTGGTACATTATTTTCAAATACAATATCAGCAACAACATATCAGAATTTACCAATAGATGTTACAGTAACTGGTGGTACTTATTCTAATGGTAATATATTGTTTACGAATAATACTGGTGGTACATTTAATGTAACAGGTTTATTTACAGGAAATACTGATGTATTTGTAACAGGTGGTACCTATTCTGCTGGTACAGCTGTGTTTACAAATAATACAGGTGGTACATTTTCAGTTAGTGGTTTTAGCACAAGCACTGGTAGCGGAAGTGATGTGTTTGTTACAGGTGGTACTTACGCTAATGGTGTAACGACTTTTATAAATAATACTGGCGGAACGTTTACAATTAGTGGTTATCAAGATGGTTTAGCTTATAGCGGTGAATCATTTTTAATTGTTACTGTTGGTTCTAATCAAGTGACTAACGGAAACAATTTAAAAGCTGCATATACTTATGCTACAACAAGAACACCATATGGTAGTGCTTTATCTAATAGTAATAGATATAGTATTATATTACAACCAGGTGTTTATGATATAGGTTCAACAACATTCACATTATCAAACAATTTTATTGATATAATTGGTTTATCATCTGACCCTAATTTAGCTGTTATTTACTCTTCAGGTGCGACAGTTGTTACATTAGGTTCAATTACTAACTATAGGTTAAAAAATTTAACAATAGAGAATAATGCTAATACTACAGCTAGATTATGTATTGATGGTGTTAACACTACAACTAGGTCTAATGAAGAATGGAACAATATTGTTTTTAAATATGGACCAAATGCTGGTGTTAATACAAGAATACATAATAATAGTTTTACTTTTTCTGGTAGATATAGTCAAATACAATTATTAACTTTAGCTGTTGGTGTTGGGTCTACTTATCCTACTGACCACGTTATAATGAATTTATTTAGTGCTACTGGAACAACTGCTGCTGGTACATTATCTGGTTCGTTTAATAATATTGATTTGGTTTGTTTTTTCCCAAATAGTAATAGTATTTTTAATTGTATAACATATAATCTTTTTAATGCAACAACTTTATCTGGTACGTTTACAAATATAAATTATAATACTTTTACTGAAATAGGTGCAGTAAATCCAGTATTTCCAAATAGAATTGACATTGGTGGTATCTCAACAACTATAACTGGTGTATTTAACAATATTAATGTTGTCACAAGACATAGTAATTACCCAGGTTTAAATATTTTTGGTATTGCTGGTGCTACTGTATCAGGTACATTTAAAAATATTAACGTAAATAACTTAGCTCAGATAAATGGTTTTGGTGGTAATGTTAATGACGGTGGTTTTAATACATCATCTGGTTATTTTGAAAACATATATTGTTTTGGTACAGCCGTTTCAATTGCAACTGAAACAGCTAGCGGTAGATTTTTAAATTGTATTATGACTTCATCATCTAATATTAATAGGTCTTTTGGTGGTGGTAGTTCTGGTAATGCGTCAGGTGAATTTATTAATTGTACAGCAATATCTACTGGTGGTGGTGCAAATGCTTCGTTTGGTGGTAATCAAGGTGGTTTTAATGGGTCAAATACAGCATCAGGTAGGTTTATAAATTGTATGGCTAGGTCAAATAGTGGTGCAATAACATCTTTTGGTGGTTTTTCACATGGTTCAGCTACTGGTATTTTTATTAATTGTGAAGCCACAACATCAAGTGGTTCAGAACAAAGAACTTTTGGTGGTTCAACCGCTAATGGTTTTTCAGGTACTGGATTAAGAATTAATAAAACAGGTCAATGGACAGCTAGAGTTTCTGGTTATGTTAGAGATAGTGAATTTATTGCTTTAGGTGCAAATCAAAGTGCAATAACACAAATACAAAATAATGCTAAATTAACTGGTATAAGAGCTATATCAACAGGTTCTGGTCTTAGTTTAAATGCAACAACAACTGTTAGTGCGTCAACTTATCTATGTGCTTTTAATACAACACCATTTTCTGGTATAACAAATTTTGTAACAACCCCTTATAATGTAATAGATGCAAATATTTAATAATATGGAACAATATAATTTTAACATTAATTTTTTTTATAGATATAATTGGGAAGCTTCAACTATTGATGGTGATTGGAAAATACCAGATGATGTTTTGGTAAAAATTGAAGAAGTTAGAAAAAATAACTGGCCATCACCAGAACCAGATAACTTTAAAAACATAAGTTTTGACATTTATTGGTATAATAATGAATATTCAGGTGTTCATAATTATAGAATAAATGGTGAACAAATGCAAAATAGATATGAAGGTTATTTAGAGTTGTAGAATATTTTTTTCCATTATTATAACTTTTGTTAAAAAATCAATATTTATAATAAAGAAATTATAAAAATAAATATTAAACGGAAAAAAATATGTCAACACAAGTATTCGTAAGTCCAGGTGTTTATACATCAGAAAAAGATTTAACCTTTATTACCAGACAAGTCGGTGTAACTACATTGGGCTTAGTTGGTGAAACGACTAAAGGACCTGCTTTTCAACCTATTTTTGTATCAAATTATGGTGAATTTCAATCATTTTTTGGTGGCTTAAATGCAACAAAAGTAAAAGATAATAACGCACCATTATATGAATTACCATATATAGCTAAATCTTATCTTTCTCAATCAAACCAATTATTCGTAACAAGAGTATTAGGGTTTTCAGGTTATGATGCTGGTCTAGCATGGGGTATAACATTAGATGCTGCTTTAGACCCAGCCAGTGTTACTATCACACAAACAGGTTCATCATATGCAACTTTAATTGAGTATACGGCAACAACTGCTGGTACAGTAACTAATGTTGTATCTAATGATACATTTGTTCAAACATTATATAATGATGGTTTATTAACTACCCAATTAGCATTTTTAGGTACAGCAACAACTGGTGCTACATCTACAATCGGACCAGTATATCAAAAAACTGGTAGTAATTTTAGTGGTGTATCATTTAATCTTTATGTTACAGCTGCTGGTAGTGCAACAACAACCACAAATACTGGTACAACCTCTGGTGTTACAGTATATTATTCTGGTACTGTATATTCTGGTGTAGAAAATCAATTAGTCGCTTTACTTCGTTCTAGAGGTACAATAAACGTTAATACTCAATTACCTTCTTTTGAAGTAACTGGTGCAACAGGTGTTATTTTTGACCCAACGTTTAGTGGTGCTACTACAGACCCACTTGGTACATTCTCATTAAGCGGTAATTCTACATTACAAGGTAATTTTAATTACAATGTTTCTATGGATAGAACACAAAGAAATTATTTACCTAAAGTATTGGGAAGAACAGCACAAGATGGTAAAACAGCTTTATTTGTTGAAGAATTGTATGATAATTTATTTAGAAATTTAAATACTGATGGTAAAATCAGAGGTATTAAACAATCTTTAATTAGTTACGATAGAGAATTCTATAATTATCTTAAAGAATACAGTCCAGCAGTTACACCTTATGTCGTATCTGAATTACGTGGTAATAAAGTATTAAGATTATTTAGATTCTGGACAATTTCTGATGGTAATGCTGCTAACGAGCAATTTAAAATCTCTATAACAAACATTAAACCAGATACAAGAGAATTTGATGTTGTTATCAGGTCTTTCTATGATACTGATGCAAATCCAGTTGTATTAGAAAGTTTCACACGTTGTACGATGGACCCAACTTCAGCAAATTATATTGCAAGAAGAATAGGTACATTAGATGGTGTTTATGTTTCTAATTCTGTATATGTTTTAGCTGAATTAGATGACACTTCAGATACTAGTGAAGCTTTCCCTGCTGGTTTTATTGGTTATCCAATACGTGATTACCAAGAAAATGGTAACACAACAGTTATTGACCCAGTATTAAGTTATAAAAAATCTTATGGTACTTTTGAAAATAAAAGAAGAGCTTTCTTAGGTATTTCAAATATTGTTGGTGTAGACGCTGACTTCTTTGATTACAAAGGTGTTCCTAACATTACTGGTGTTGATATTTGGACTGGTTTAACTAATGGTTTCCATATGGATATTGGTGCTACTGGTGCTACAATAGATAACGTTGTTGTAGTTATAAATAACAGTGGTGGTACATATAGTCCAGTGTTCTTATTTGACACTGGTGTGGCTCAATTTAGAACTGAAGCTGGTTTAATTGGTGGTCCATACGAAAAAGTATTTGCACGTAAGTTTACTTTAGTTCCTTATGGTGGTTTTGATGGTTGGGATGTTTACAGAACAAGAAGAAGTAATACTGATAGATTCTTAATTAACGGTGTTTATGGTTCTGCTGGTTTAACTAGTGGTGCGTTTTCTAATAGAACATTATCTAATGGTGATTTAGGTATAACTTCTGATTATTACGCTTACTTAGAAGGTATCTGGACATTTAGAAACCCTGAAGCTGTGAATGTTAACGTATTTGCAACACCAGGTATTGATAACTTTGATAACACTAATCTTGTTGAAGCAACAATTGAAATGGTTGAACAAGAAAGAGCAGATTCATTGTATATCATGACAACTCCTGATTACTATAATGAAACATTATTAACTGTTGATGATGTTGTTGATAACATAGGTGATATGTATGATAGTAACTACTCTTGTACTTATTGGCCATGGGTTCAAATAAATGACACTGAAAATAATGTTTTAATTTTCGTTCCACCTACAAGAGATGTTGTTAGAAATATCGCTTTAACTGATAACATTGCATTCCCTTGGTTTGCTGTTGCAGGTGTTCAGCGTGGTGATGTTGATGCTATTCAAGCAAGAACAAAATTAACATTATCTCAAAGAGATACACTTTATGAAAATAGAATTAACCCTATTGCAACATTCACAAGTGATGGTATTAAAATTTGGGGTAATAAAACAATGCAGGTTAAAGAAACTGCTCTTAATAGAATAAACGTTAGAAGACTTTTATTACAAGCAAGAAAACTTATATCTGCTGTTGCTATTAGATTATTGTTCGAACAAAATGATTCAGTGGTTAGAAACCAATTCTTAGCTCTTGTTAATCCAATATTGGATAACATTAGAAGTGAAAGAGGTTTAACTGATTTCCGTGTTGTTCTTTCAAATGACCCTGAAGATATTGATAGAAATCAATTATCTGGACAGATTTTCTTAAAACCAACCCGTTCACTAGAATTTATAAAAATTGAATTTGTGGTGATGAATACAGGAGCGTCTTTTGATAATATCTAATTTATATTAGTTAAAACGTAAAACAAAAAAGCTGTTAAGATAATTAACAGCTTTTTTGTTTTTTTTAATTAATTTATATATTTATAGATATAAAAAAAATTTTATAATATGAAAAATAGAATTAAGATTACAAAAGAACAAAAAGAAATGTTAGAAAATTTCTTATTAAATGAAGGTAAACATTTGGATGAAGGTTTAATGGATACAATTAAATACGGTTTGTCTAAATTAGGTAGATATAAAGTTGGTGGTAAAATTTTTGGTAGAGGTAAAATTGACCAAGAAGCTGGTGCTAAGATACAACAAATTATTGATAAAGCATCTAACACATTAATTAAAAATCTTAACGATAAAATTAAAGAAGAAAACCCACAATTCCCAAATAATAAAGACCCACAACAATTTTTATCAACTGTTATGTCAATAGCAGCTGTTTATGATTCTATTATTGATGCTACAACAAAAAATCCTAATGAAGAAGGATATCTATCTGTTGATGCAGCTAATGGTGTTATAAATGATTTAAGAGAATACGTTAAAAAATTCTTAGATATTGATTTAACAGCAGTATATTCAGTGGTTAATGAATCTGAACAAGATTTAATGAATGAAGAGTATGATATAACTGATGAGCAAATGGCTCAAATAGATGAAGAATTTGGTTTATCTGAACAAGAACCATCAGATGCTGGTAAGGTTTATGATGATAAAGCCGTTAGACAAAGTTTAGCTGCAAAAAGAGGTGGTGGTGATGATTTTGCTAGTACAAGAATGGACACTCTTAAATCAAATAGATTACCTTTAACATTAGCTGGTGTTGGTTCTTCTTTAGGTGCTTTTAGTTGGTTAGTTAATACAGAATGGTTTAAAAGTTTATTTCTTGAAATAACCAAAAACCCTTCTATTGAATATGTTAGACAAATAGTAAAAGAAAAATCTTCAATTTTTGCGTCAATAAAACCAGGTGAAGGTATGACACAAATAATGAATAGGGCTATGGGATTAAACTTAAGTCCAAATTCTTCACCACAAGATTTTGTAAATGCTGTAAAACAACTTGGTGGTGGTAATTTACAAGCTGGTATTGATGCATTATCAGCTAAAGGTGGTATATTTATGGACCCTGATAACGCTAAAAAAGTTCTTGAAGAAATTGCTAAAAACCCTAATAGTTATGGTAAAAATTTAGGTGAAATGTTCCAAGGTAGTTGGGCTGGAACAGGTAAAAGTGTTGGTGATTTATTGGTAACACAAACTGGTGGTGGTTTACAAGGTCTTGTTGTCAATGCTATAGTAAAAATGGTACCAACAATTGTTATGAAAACTGGTCTTAAGGTTGGTGCTGGTTATCTTGTTGCAAAAGGTTTAGGTGCTTTATTAGGACCTATTGGTGTTGGTTTAATAGCTACTGGTGCTTTGGTTAAACTTATGCGAATGAAAGGCCAAAAATCTTCAAGAGCTGCAACACTTAATGCGTTATATCAATCAATTAGAAATATTGAAGGTGGGGATGGTGTTATAAAACCAGATGAACCACCAATTTCTGTAGCTCAAGCTCAAGACCCGAAAAAAATATCACAAGATAGTGGTTCTACAGATGGTTTATTTAATGATTTAAAAAGTCTTTTTCAATTTATAGTTAATAATAGAGGTACAATGGGTACTGGTGCTAAATCACCTTCTAAATCTCAAAGTTCTTCAGCTAGAGATAGTTTAGGTGGTAGAACATATCAAGGTGGTCAAATAATGAAAGGTGGTAATAGAGCACAAGCTGGTGGGCAAACACAAAGTGGTAGAGAAAGATTTTTTGCTAATCAAAATTATGTAAGAGAAGGTGAAGAAATGTTATACGAAGGCAAATTTTTTAAAGATAAAAGAGTTATTACTTATTTATCAAAAAATTTAAAAGTTGACCAATTACAAAAATTTGAAGAGTTGTTAAAAAGAATAGAGTATGTTAGAAATACTTTAAGGAAAAGTTTAGCTAAAACAAATGATAATGTTATTAAGGGTTTCTTAAATCAATTAGATTCAAACCCTATTATGATGACAAATTTTGAAGCTTTAACTAATGCTAATCCTGACAATGAACAAGATATGAGACAACTTTTAACATTTATAAAAGAAACTTTAAATACAGTTTATTCTACGGATTATAAAACAGTTAGTAACGCTTTCTCAGGTAAAATAAAGAATTTAGACCCTAATAATCAATATACTAAAGATAATAGTATGGTTGGTAAAATGAAAGGTTTAGGTGGTGGTAATATAAATAAAATTGCAGAGGTTGAAGCTGGTTATGGTGCTTCAATGCCTAATAAATCATTTTCTAAAGATGCTCAAAGTAGAACAGCATTTAAAAAGAATTTGGCTAATTTCTTAAAAACATTAATTGGTCTTTTTCAATATCTATATAAATTAAAAACACAAGGTGGTAATAATCAACAACAACAACAAAAACAACAACAACCACAACAACAAGCTGGTGGTAACAATAACCAACAGGCTAATCGACCACAAATTTTTGAAAGGAAAGTTATTCCAAAAGAAGTTTTAATAGAAAATGAAATAGAAAAGATAAAGAAATTAATAAAATACTAAAAACAATAAAAACCTAACTTATGTTAGGTTTTTTTTTATTTACATAAAAATATAACTAATTATATTTAATATAAAGTAATTGTTATGAGTAAACTTAATGTAATACCTTCAAATGAAGATATGGAAGCAGCAAAAAGAAAAGCTGAAGAAGAAAAATATCATAGAGAAAAAATTGATGTAGCAAAAGAAATTTATGAAAACACTAAAAATTCAAATGAAGTAAATCAAAATTATGCTTCTGCTGTAGAGGCGATGATGAAAAGAACACAAGAACAATTAAATTTAAAGAATAACACTGGTGTTGTTGTTGAAGATAATTTAAGTGAGGTTAAAAAAGTAAATAAGGTTGTAGATACAACAATTAATCAAAATAAAGTAGAAAATAAAAATTATAATACAATTAAAACTAATATGACAACTAAAAACAAACCAGAAAATTATGGTGAATTACCATCAAATTTAAATTCACAAATTATAGAATTAAGTCAACCAGATTTTAATTCAGCATTTGATGTTATTCCATTACCATCTCAAGGTAAAGTATATCGAAATAGAAAACCAAATATTAAAGTTTCTTATATGACAACTGCTGATGAGAATATTTTGACGAGTCCTAATCTATTACAAAGCGGTGAGTTTTTAAAAATATTAATTAATAGAAAAATTTTAGATACCGAATTAAGATATGAAGATTTATTAATTGGTGATAGAAATGCTATTATGATTTGGTTAAGGGCAACTAGTTATGGTGAAATGTATCCTGTAACGTTACTAGATGAACTAGATGACCCATTTGATACTGAAGTTAATTTAAATGATTTAAAAATTAAAAAATTAGAAGTTGACCCTGACGATGAAGGTTTATTTACTTTTACATTACCAATTAGTAAATCAGTAATTAAATTTAAATTATTAACTTGTGGTGATGTTGATGTTATTGAACAAATTATAGCTAAAGAAAAAGAAGATAATGTGGCTGTTAATAATACAAACACATATACATTAGAAAAAATGATTGTTGAGATTGATGGTGATAGAGATAGAAATCTTATTTCAAATTTATCAAAATCAATGAGAATTGGTGATTCAAAAGCTTTATTAAAATATATATCTACGATTGAACCAGGTATTGATTTAAATATCAGTGTTCCGACTCCTAGAGGTGGGTCAATTGATACCTTTCTTCCACTTAACATCAAGTTTTTTTGGCCTGATGCCAGAATTTAAACCATCACTACTTGAGGAAATATTTATTTGTACACAACATTTAAAAGGTTTTACTTATTCTGATATTCTTAATTTACCAATTTATGAAAGAAGATATTATTTATCATTATTAACAAAACAAGCAAGACAACGTGAAGAACAATATGAAGAAATGAAAAATAAATCAAGCGGTAAAAGTGGTAGAACAACAAAAATAAGTGGTGAAGCACTAAAATCAAAATTAAAAAGCGGTGAAATACCAAATAATTAACCCAATTAATTTTGGGTTTTTTTATTTTTTCTATATTTATATTATATAATTAGCTTTATGAAAATAATAATCACTGAAAATCAATATAAAACACTTAAAAATAATTTGATAGAATCAACAGTTAAAGATTTTATATCAAAATTGAAAAAGAATGATGTCATAACATTTAAAATAGAAAACAAAGATGTTAAACTATCAGTTTTTGATTTAACAAAAAAAATTTTTAAAAACCAAAACCCAAAACACAAAGATAAGTTGTATTACATTGATGGTGTTATCAATGATAAATTAAGATTAAGAATTGCTGATACAGTTAAAGACAAATTTAAATTAAATAACCCTAAAATATGGGATATAGAAGAATTTAATATGATGTCACCAATTCAATTAGTTAGAGGTAGTAATGTTGTTGATACTATTGACGGACCTACAAATTCTAATCAACAAGGTAATCAACAAGGTAATCAACAAGGTGGTGAACAAGGTGGTGAACAAGGTGGTGAAAGTGTTAGTGCAGATAGTATAGATTATAATAAATTATTGGATGACCCATTATTAAGACAATCTTTTTATAAGGCACCTAATTTATTTGGTAGGTTATTTAATGTTATAAAAGGTAATAAAGCTAGAGAAGGTAAGGGTATAATTAAATTGGATGATTTAACACGTGATTTAAGAAATAGTATTAATTATAAACTTAAATCTGTTCCAAATAATAAAAATTTTATATCAAACAAAAATGCTGAATTTAAATATGATAATCAAAAATATACTGGTAAAGTAATAAATGATTATAAAGAAATTAAATTAGATACAAATAAATATATATTTACAATAATTAAAACATATAATGTTCGTGACAATACGTTTATAACAAAAGTTAGAGATAAAAGAACTGGTGAATTAGTTGATAATGATAACGACACTAATAATAACATATTAACAATGATACCTGGTTCTGGAGATAATTATGGTTATATTGTACCTAATAACTAATAAAATAAATAATTATGGCTGGAGAAAGAGAAAGAGAAAAACTTTTAGAACAATTAAGAGATGAAGCAGAGTTAGTAAGACGAATAAACGAAGATACTGGCGGTTATATTGAATTTGTAAAAAAGATTAAAGCTATTAAGAGTAATATAGCTTATTTAGAAAAACAAATATCAAAAGCTACTGGCGAACAAAAGGATATTTTAGAAGAAGAATTAAGGCAAGTAAAAGAATTAGAAGTAAGATATAAGCGCATAGCAAAAGAAACGTCTAATATAGTCAAAGCACAAGAATTTTCTGCATCAGCTCTACAAACGTCAAAAAATTTATTAGGTGGTATTACTAGCGCATATGGTAGTATAGTTTCTTATACACGATATTTAGCTGAAATAGACAAAAAAATTAAAATGTCTGCTTTAAACATGGGCATTTTAGATACACAAACAAAATCTTTTAGAAAGTCATTAGCTGATGCTGGTCGAATCACAAATGAATTTGGTATAAACCAAGGTCAATTAGCTGAGATGCAAGCGGCATACACTGAAGAAATGGGTAGAACAGTAATGTTAGGTAAAGATGGATTGGTGGCTATCGGTGCTATGGCTGCTGCAACTGGTTTAGGTGCTGAAGGTGCAGCTAAAATGGCTGCTGATTTTGAACTTATAGGTTATAGTGCTGAAAGAACTGGTGAATTTATTGACCAAACGATGAATGATTCTAGTAAAATGGGTTTAAATGCTAGTAAAGTTGTAAAAGCAATATCAAATAACATTAAATTATTAAATAAATATAATTTTAAAGGTGGTGTAGCTGGTTTAAAGAAAATGGCTGAAACAACAACAAGACTTGGTGTTGATATGAACTTTGCAACTGGTATGGCTGAAAAGTTATTTGATATTGAAGGTGCTGTTCAAATGTCTGCTCAATTGCAAGTTTTGGGTGGTTCATTTTCAAATTTGGCTGACCCATTTCATTTAATGTATATGGCAAGAAATGATGTTGCTGGATTAACTGAAGAAATAGGTAAAGCTGTTGAACAATCAGTCGAATTTAATAGTAAGACTGGTGAATTTGATATGTCAGGTCTTGAATTACATAGATTAAGAAAAATTGCTGAACAAACTGGTATCGCTTTTGAAGATTTGGTTACAGCTGGAAAAAACGCAAAAAAATTCAGTATGATAGAAGGCCAAGTTTCGTTTAGTATTGGTGATGAAGAAAAAGAATTTTTGATGAATACCGCTAAATTAGATAAAAACGGTAAAGCTTATATTGAAGTTAATGGTGAAAAGAAATTTTTAAGTGCACTTGGTAAATCAGGTAATGAATTTATTAAAAAACAAATGGAAGAAAAAAAATCATTAGCTGAAAGAGCTGAAAGTGCACAAACATTTGATGAAACAATAACTAATTTTATAAATGGTGTAAAAGAATTATTTTTACCCATTATGCCAGTTTTGGATGTTTTTGCTAAAGAATTAGTTAAAAGTTTTAAACCAGCAGTAGAAAAATTAGCATATTATCTTAAAAACGTAAAATTTGAAGACTATGCGAAAAAATTAGTTAGTTTTGCTGAAACAATTGGTGGGTATGTTAAATGGTTTATTGATAATCCAGGTTTGGGTATAGGAAGTGCAATTCTTGGTATAGGTTTACTTGAAGGGGCTAAATGGTTTGCATCTGGTTTATCTTTTGGTGCTGGTTTTAATTTAGCTACAATGAAAAATCTTGGACCTATGATACAAGGTGCATTTTCTTTTGTTAAGCCTTTATTGGGTGGTTTAACTAGACTTGCTGGTACGTTAGCAGGTATAGCGGCAATACTCGGTGCAGCTAAAGATATATTTGATTTTGCGAGTGATGAAAAAACTAGAAACACAGGATTTGGTGGTTTTTTTGAGTCATTTGGAGGTTCAGGTATGTCATTACTTGAAAGTGTGGGTGAGGATAGTTTCAACCCTCTTAAATATGTAAATAAGAAAATCGGGTTAAGTGTTGAAAACATGGGTACAGACAATTTAGCTAATGCTAGAGCAATTTATAGAAAAAAATACCCTAATGCACCAACTGTTATACCTAATAAAGATTTATTTTCAGACATTAGGGGTAATCCAAATGATTATACGAGTGATATTGTTGATGATGCAAGTGATGTTACTATTAATGATGGTATAATAAAATTTAACCCAAAAGATAAATTTATGAAGTTAAATGACGCTACTATGATTGCTGGAACAGATGCTGGTGGTAATAGAGCATTAGCTGAAGCTATGAATAGTAATGGTAATATGATACATAGATTTGATGAATTAAAAATTAGTGGTGATATTAAAATATCTTTACCTGGTGGAAATAATATATCAACTGGATTAATAAGTGACCCAACATTCATTAAAAATATGACAAGATTGGTTAATATTCAAATTTCTGAGAATATTAACGGTAAATTATAATGATAATTATTGAAAAATAGTTAATTTTTTTATAAAAAAACTTGATTTTGTCAGAAAAAATCAGTATATTTGTTTATATATATAAATAATAATAAATAATATATAATATATAATATTAATAATATATAATATATAATATTAATAATAATAAATAATTTATATAAAAAATATAAAAACAATCTATTTATTATTAAATAAATAATAATATTATAATATTATATAAATGCCAATTTTTTATAATACATCTGAACCAACACCAGGTAATAAAAATACCATAACAGATATTGCTACTAATTTTGGTATTAGAGATTTTTTATTAAATAAAAAATTACAACCAAGATACCCACAAATATCAACAAATGTTAATGGTTCACCAAGAATAGGTGAACCTGTATTAGATACTGTAGTTGGTACTAATTCAAATATAACACCTGATTTTTCACCTATTGAAGAATATAGTGCCAATAATGCACAAGATAGTTTTGGTAGAAATACATTTAGACCAGACCAAGATACAAGAACAAATCCTTATGTAACGGTAGATTATATTCAAGATATAAATAATCCACAATTTGGTGATGCTGAATGGCCACATGGTACGCAACAATACCCTGAATCAGCAACAGATGAGGTTAGTCAATATGGTATTATAGGTAAAACAAATAACGCTGGTTATAGAGAGTTTAATACGGCAAAGAATGAATATTTGGATGCGTCTGAACAAACAGATGCTCAAATCCAAACAGAGTCACAAATAACTAAACAAATAAATGGTTATTTAAATGAATACGGTGCTTTAAATTTAGGACAAGGAGGTGCTGTTCAAGCTTCTAATGTTATTGGTAGTTTATTGAATGGCCAAGGATTAGGTTTTTCAAATGAAGGGTTAGTAACAAATTTTGATTTAAGGTCAACATTAGCTGGTAGAGCATTGGGATTGACAGGTGTATTAAATGATACTGAATTAGGTATTATTGGTGCACAACAACTTGCAGTTGCATTAGGAAATAACGCAGCGTTTAATGTTCAACAAGAGATATTAGGTAGTTTAAATGTTGGTGAAAATATATTAAATTTAATAAAAGAAGGTACATCACCAGTATTTAGACCTAACTATAAGATTACTGTACCTGGTGATACATTAGGTAGAGTAGCTGATTATACATCAAGAATATTAGGATTTACTTTACCTAAAAGTTATCTACAAGATAGCGGCTCTATTTTTCAATATGAAAACGGTAATAGCGAAAATATAGCAAGAGCTAATGCTATGTTAGATAACACTGGTAAAGGTCAGATAAAAGCCTTAATAACAAACGTTAACGGTAGTTTGCAAGGTATATATGGTATTGATAACCCTAGTTTAGCGACATTTAGAAGTGGTTATGCTGCTGGTTATACTAATGATAGAGATATTAAATCAAATGACTATAATATATACGCTTATTATAATGGTAATGGTACATTAATAAATCCTTTAAGTATTAATGATAGAATAATACCAGATTTAAATTATAATAAACGAAAAATAGATGAATATGGTTTTTATGGTTTTGAAGATGTTTTACCTAATATAACGAAATATAATGGTAGAACACCTAAAACAACAACATTTACTTGGGTAAGTGATAACCAAAGTCAAGACACACCATCTCCATTACAAACAGGACCATTAAATAGAGTAAATGATAGCACAACAACAATACCTTTTTTACCTGTTTCTAATGTTTTCCCAGATGAGTATAATGGTAAGAATTTAAAGAAAACATTATTAAAAAAGACACAAAAATTATTTAATAGTTCTAGTAATAGAAATATAGTGTCTGTTAAAGGTGATACAGAATTAAGAGATTCAACTCAAATAAGTACAGCTAATGGTAATGCCACGTCTAAGGGTAGTGCTGTGCTAAAAAGTGGTCAATTCACTAATTATACGTTTAATGGTGTTGGTGGTAGTGCTGATGATATATTTTGTAGGAGTTGGGTTGCAACTAATAGATATGATAGTATAGGTAATTTAATCAGAAGAAGTGCATTACTTAAAGATAATATGCCTTATAGAAATGATAAATTCAATCCTAATTTATCTGTGTTAGAAGATACTGGATTTGTTAAGATAGCACCATATACAAGTGATTTTGACCAAAATGGACCTATCATAACAAGAAAAGCTAATGTTAAAAATTATATGTTTTCTATTGAAAATTTAGCTTGGAATGATAATTATCCTGATTTACCTGCTGGTGAAAGAGGACCAGGTGACACAACAACAAATAGAAAAGGTAGAATAATGTGGTTTCCACCATATGATATTAATTTTTCTGAAAGTGTATCAGTTCAATGGGAATCAACAAATTTTATCGGGAGAGGCGAACCAATATATACATATAATAATACAGAAAGAACAGGTACATTATCATTTTCTATTATAGTTGACCATCCTACATATGCTAATGCGTTTAAAAATAAAAATAACAGACCTGATGATAATTATATAGCGTCATTTTTTGCTGGTTGTTGTATTTTACCTGATGAAACATTAACTAATGAATTAATAGCAACAAAAATAAGAGAAAAAATAACACAAAAAACAGAACAAACTCAAAATAGTTCAGCAACATCAGAAGAACAAAAAACAGCTAGTGAAGAAAAAGTACCAATGAATTCATTTAAAATTTATTTTCCTAATGACTATCCTAGTCAAAATGATATAAATGTTTCAGTTGATAAGATTTTAAATGGTGGCATTGGTAGTACAACAAACAAATATGAATCTGGGTTTAATTTAAATACACCAATAGATTATACTATTAATGCAGCTGGTGTGGAAGGATATCCACCAGGTGTTAATGACCCGACTTCAAAATGGGGTGGTATAGGTAATTTTGATGGTGGTTATACATCAAACACAGATTTTACGGATAAAACTAATTTTGGTTTAAATGGTGTAAACCAAAAATTATCTATTGATGGTAAACCATATACGTTGCAAGACCCTAATTTTTTTACAGATTTAAAAAAACATTTAGATGATAAATGTAAAACTTGCACTATAACAATTCAAGGATTTGCAACAATACAAGGTGGTGTTGATAAAGAAAAAGGCAATAGAGACCAAACAGAATTAACTAATTATAGGTCTCAAGCGGTTGAATATTATTTAAAAAATACTGTAGGTATAACTAACGATATTAAAATTATAAGTGGTCAAGTAGTTGAAAGTGAAAGCTGTAAACCAAAAATAACTCCAACCAACTTAAACCCAACCAGACCAGATGCTAAAGCCTGTAAAGAAGGTAGATATGTAACAATTACTTTCAACACAAACCCAGAAAAGGCATCAGAAGAAGTTAAACCAGATAACACAACAACAACAACAACAACAATAACTGAAACTATAAAAGATACTGATGGTAGATATAATTTTTACAATGAACTTAATTTCTTTGAAAAGTTAGAAAAAGGTGATTGTAATAATGAAGGTGGTTCGTTTATTTTTGATAGTTTTAGAGAAAAGATAAAATATTTTCATCCAGCGTTCCATTCAACAACACCAGAAGGTTTAAATTCTAGGTTAACATTTTTACATCAATGCACTAGACAAGGGGCGACAAAAGAAGAACAAGGAGCTGATAACTTAGCTTTTGGTAGAGCACCTATATGTATATTAAGAATTGGTGATTTCTTTCACACAAAAATAGCTATTGATAGTTTAAGTATTGATTATGAACCATTAGTTTGGGATTTAAACCCAGAAGGTATTGGTGTTCAACCAATGATTGCAAAAGTTACATTAGGTCTTAAGATTATTGGTGGTTCATCATTAAATGGTCCTTTAAATAAATTACAAAACGCATTATCTTTTAATTATTATGCAAATACTGAAGTTTATGACCCAAGGGCTGATTACATAGAAATTGATACTAGTGGAAATGGTACGATTAAGAATGGTATTAAAAATGCAAATGATTCATTTGAACCATTTTCTACTACAGATGATAAATTTAAGGGTGGTAGTGGCAGTGGTAGTGATATTGGTAAATCTTTAAGTTATAACCCATCAAATCAAACTCAAGAAGCTGATAAACAACTTAATGGAGAAGTACCATCACAATCAGGTACAACAAGTGAACCTAAAATAACAAGGATACAAGAAGCTGATTGGCTTATTGAACAATCCAATATAACTAATTTATTACTTAAAATAAAATTAGAAAGTCAAAATATATTTGATGCTAATGGTAATTTTGTTACTGGAATGAATGACGATAAATTTAATAAATTAATAAAAAAAGGTGTTAATATAACAATAAATGAAGAAATAACTTATCCAGACCCAAATCAAATAACAATTTTTGGTGAACAAGAAACAAATATAACTGATATTAAAACAATTTATAGTAATGTATTCACAGATAGTGAAAATATAAAAAAAATATTGTTAAATGGTAATATAATAGAAATAATAAATAAGGATACATTAGAAAATAATTATAAAAAAGATTATAAACTTATAGTAAAATATAATAATAATAATATAGGTAATAAAAATTTAACTAACCCATTTTTAAACTTAAAATAATGGCACAATATTTTGATAGATATTCAGACTTTAAGATTGGTGATAATATCATAAAACCAGTACCTGGTATTGTAATCCCAGAAGACCCTAATGATAAATATGCTTTATATAAAAAAGGCAATACAAGACTTGACAATGTTAGTAATGAGTATTATAATAATCCTTATAGCGGTTGGTTAATTTTGTTAGCTAATCCACAATTTGGTGGGTTAGAATTTAATATACCAGATATGACAGTATTAAGGATTCCTTTTCCATATAGTTCTGGTTTATCTAGGTATGTAACACAAGTTAATAACCATAAAACATTGTATGGCATCTGAATCTATTAATAAAAATAAAACTGGTTGTTCTGTAAATGGAATAACAATAATTGACCCTAATGATGGTAGAGATTTTTTGGATTCAACTAATAATGTTCCTATTCAAAATGAAGAATTAAACATATCAGTTCAGTTAAGAACTACTACAAGAGGTAGAACAATTTTCAGAGCGTCAGGACAACAACAAACAACTGAAGAGACAGGTGGTGTCACTATTTCATTTATTGGTGATGATAGTATAGAAAGTAAAAATAAATCATTAACGACAAACTATACATTATTAACAACATCATTTGATAATAATGAAAGAGATAATGATGAAAATTTTGGTATAACTGATATTAATATTGAATTCGATACTTCTTACCATCCTATGGTAACAATTAACTTTGTTGATATTAGAGGTAGTGCTATATTTCAAAATGATTATCAATTAAATAAGAACAAATATCGTGTATTATTTGATTTTCCATATCCATTATATGAATTAACTATTAAAGGTTATTTTGGTAAACCTGTTAAATATTGTCTACACATGACAAATTTTTCTTCTAAATTTAATTCACAAACAGGTAATTTTGAAATAACGGCTAAATTTATTGGTTATACTTATGCAATGTTAGCTGATATGTTACTAGGTTATTTATCGGTTATTAATTATACTGATTTAGGTAAAGAAGAATATAAAAACAGTAATATACCAACAATTGATGAATTTATAAAACAAGTACAAGATTTTAATAATGACCTAACTAAATTATCGCAAAACACTGAAGCTTCAAAAACAAAAGAAAAATTAGAAGATTGTGAAAATATAATAAATCAAATTAAAGACCAAATAACTACTTTAGGTTCAACAGTAGAAACAACTTTTGTTGTTGAAGATAAAAAACCTAATAACACCAACGATTTATTGGATTTTTATAAAATAATATTATCTGGTAATGATGATAAAACACAAATAGATATATATAATAACTCAATTAAAGATTTAATAAATACTTTTAATACCGATAACACAATAAAATTAAATGAAAATCTTTTATCCTTAGAATTTAGTAAAAAAATAACGATAAACGATATTAAAAATGGTGCTATAAGTTTTGGTCCTATTACTAGTTCATCAATAGAAGTAAAAAAACAAGAACTTATTGATTTAATTAAAAATAAATCAACATTAACAGACACTCAAGAATTTTTTTATATTGATACAAGAGTAGCAATAAGTGCTTTAAATGAAATAACATCAGAAATAAATTTAGCTAAAGATAAAAATACGATAGAGTTTAATCAACAAATAGAAAACTTAGCAAGTAATTCAAATTTTACACCTACTATAAAATATGTTACATCAATTTTCACTAAAGCTATTGAAACTTTTTTAAAAGTTATTTTTAAAGTTTCAGTTAGTGCTGAAAAAAACCAAGAAAGAAAAAATATATTAAAAGAAACTTTTTCTAGTGATTACTACAAAAATGATTATAGTAACAACGATAATAAAAATAATAATTATTATCCTTGGCCTTCTTATTTTGAAAAAGGTACTAACCAAGGTGATTCATATGTTGAAAAATATTTAGGGTCAGCTCAAAACATAAAAGGTAATAATGAAAGTAAAATAGATGAGTTATTATTTGTTGAAAATTTATTACAAGCGTTTATAGAGAGAGAGAAACAAAAAAGGCTTGAAGAAATAGCAACTTCTAATTTAGAAAAAAATTGGATACCTGTTAATCCAGCTGACACTATATTATTTGGTGTTGATAAAACACCTTATTCTAGATTGGACACACAATCAAATGATTTTGCTTCATTAAAAACATTACTTTTAATGCGAGCTATAACTTTTTTAGGTTATAGTAACAATGAAACTAATTTAACAAATGATGAAATAACAAAAATGGCTGAAGCTGAGGCTAGTTTGTTAAGTGAAATCCAAGATAAACAATTGATTATAGCATTAATAAATGATTTAGCAACCCCTAATACATTTATAACAAATACAAAAGGTACATTTGGTTTTAATAAACCTATTATTGTTGATGACGGTCAAAATTATAAATATGATTTTATACAATATCGTGATGCAAATGATTCACCATATAAAGTATTACCAATACAAAATGATTTTAACCCTAATGAAACAACTTCATTTACAAAATGGCCATCACCAAAAAAACAAAGCAGTGAAATAATAAAAGATTTAAATGTTAAATCAGAAACTAGCGTTTTTTTAACTAATTATAGTGCTGAAAATAGTTTATTAAAAGGTTTAAATGGTGGTGTTTATATTAAGATATTTAATTTAGATGATTTTTATAATCAAGCAAATTTAAAAGAATTAAAATATGAAGTTCCAACTGATAATGTTATTTCTTTATCTGGGTTAAAAGATTCAAGTGCAAATAGTGCTGGACTTAATTCTTTTGGTGGTAGTTATGGTATTCAAGAATTTGTTAAAATGAATTTTGATGATGAAAATTTGGGTGAATCAGATTTAAAATATATGTTTTATCATTCAAATAGTTTTAACTCAATTTGTAAACCTAGAACTAATGATGATAAAAGTCCTTATGATTTAAGTAATAATGTTATACCAATAGTAACTGATTATTCTGATATAGTAACTGCAAAACAAAACACACCAATGTATAAAGATGATAAATCATTTGGTAAAATAAGGAACTTTTTAATTGAAAATGAAACTGATATAACATATCCTTTTGTAAAACAAATTTTTAGAGGTGAAGATGGTGTACGTGTAAATAATCCTATTAGTTTGTTTATAAACGCTTTTTCTAATTATTATGGTTTTAGTTTATTTGGTTCTTCTTTTTATTATTCACAAGAAGACACAACACCATATAGAAAAATAGTTGGTAATTATAGCAAGGCATTATTATTTTTAAATACATTACCTTTCACTTATTATAAAGAAGGTGTTTTTCAAGACACAATAAATATATTCACAACCGAAGTTTTAAATCTTTTTAATAAAAAAGCTTCTTTTATACATGTACCAAAACTTTGGTGTGCTTTTATAGGTGGTTTAATTTGGAGAAATGATAAATCACTTTATACTTTAGACAATAATCTAAGAATAGTTGGTGGTGGTTCTGGTAGTATAGACCCAATAAATTGGTCAGAGTTATTTAGTCAAGGTGATGTTTGGACACCTAATAGAAACGATTTATTTAGTATTATAGTACTCAATAAATTTGTTCCATTAATTTCAAACATAACATTTAAAAAAGATTATGATGAAATATTAGAATCATTACCAGCTCAAGTTAAAGAAGAATTTAAAAAAATTTTTTTTGATTTTGTTAATAACGATTGGCAAGATTTTAAAACAAAATTAGAAATACATAATGGTGATGTGGTAACGTTTAAATCAAAAGTAGATTTGTTAACAACACTAACAAATGTTAGCAAAACAACATTAGAAAAAACATTCAATCTAACATATTATAACAATATTATAATTAATAATGTAGAACAAAATACTAAATATTTTATAGAACTAGAATTAAAAGGTAAATATAATACAATTATTAATGGAGAAACAACACCAGTAACTCTTATTATTGATGGGTTAAAGGAAGAAGTTGTTATTGCTAACACTAGTTATAAAATATGGTTAGACCCAAAATTAGCTAATACTAGATATTCTGAAATAACATCTAAAAAAGAAAATTTAGAATTATATATAAAAACAATATATGATTTATTAAATGTAAAAAAAGAAGAATTAGCTAATGAAGATAAACAAGCACTACAAAAAACTTTTGGTACGGCTGATTTAAATATAATTAAGTTAAATTTATATAAATTTTGTAAAAACATAAATGATAAATGGGTTACAAGTTCTGAAGATGAAAATAAAATAATTTATAAATGTACTGGTGATTATGCATCATTTAATAAAACTAATGGTGCGACATTATTAGATAGTTTTAGATTTGTTTCTAGAAGTTTTAGAGATATTGGTGATGTTTTTTATATAAACCCTTCTGAAATACCAAACACTATAAACACAAACCCTAATATAAGTTTTTATAATTTTTATGCTAAGTTATTAACTGATAATAATTTTGATTTTATACCATTACCAACATTTATAAATTATCGTGATGAAGAAGAATTAAAATCGGTTTTTAAAACGTTTCCAGATTGGTATGATAAAACACCAACATGTGGACCAACATTTATTTGTATTTATTCTGGAGAAAAGTCTAGAGCGTTAGATTTAAGTGATTCGGCTAATTTAAAAAATGATGGTTTTGATTTTATATGTCCATCAAATAATAGTACTATACCATCAGATTTTGATAACACTGGAACTGAAAATGGTTTAGCTGTTTTTAAAGTTAATTATAGCCAACAAAATCAAAGTATATTTACAGATATTGAATTAGACCAAAGCGAATTTAAAGAAACTGATGAATCACTTAGAACTACTTCAGATTTGGTCGATAATAAATCTGAAAATAATAGAACATTTATTGGACAAAATTTATATAACGTATATAATGTTAGAAGTTATTCCGCAAAAGTAAGCATGTTAGGTAACCCTATGATACAACCAATGATGTATTTTCAATTAAATAATATACCAATGTTTCATGGTGCTTATTTAATAACAAATGTATCACATAATATAAAACCTAATTACATGACAACATCATTTACTGGTCAAAGAATTAAATATTCTCAATTACCTCTAGTTGATAGACAATCTTTATTTGTAAATATAAGTAAAGCGTTAGGTTATAGTACACCAAGTGAGTTTATAAGTAATAGCAGTGCAGGTGAATCTGGTGCAATACCAGAAAAAGATTTAGGGTTCGATGACCCTATAAGAAGTTATATACGCTTAGGTAGAGGTGTTAATTTATTTCATGAAAAAGGTGATGTACATAAAGGTATTGATATACCAGCTAAAAAGGGTTCCGATTTGTATGCTATCTATAATGGTACAATAGAGAAAATAGCATATCAAGGGTCTGGTTCAGGGTATGGTCTTTATTTAATTATAAACCATGGTTTATTAAGTGATGGTTTTTATTATAAATCATTATATGGTCATTTATCAGATATAGAATCAAATATAGTTGCTAATGTATCAAATAATAATTTAACACAAGATTTAAAAACAAAAATTTTAAGTAAATATTGGAATCCAGGTATAAATGTTATTAAAAATCAAATAATAGCAAAAAGTGGTGGTGATGATAATAATCCATCATATTTAGGTGGTGATTTAAAACTACCTATGGAAGGAGAATCAAGTGGTGCGCATTTACATTTTGAGATAAGACGAGGACAACAACAAGGTTTTGAATTTTTTAGTGGTGAAGTAGTAAATGTTGATACTTGTTTACCTTTAGGTAGAAAAAAACCAGAAGTAATTGGTGATATAGCAATTTTACCAGCACAAACATTACCAAGTATTGGAGATAAACAAATAAAAATATAAAATTTTATGACAAATTACGAAAAAGCTTTCTTAGATTTATTGTCTTATTGTGAGGGAACATATGGTAAAAGTAAAAATGGTTACGATGTTTTATATTCAGCAAAACCCAGTGAGTTAAGAGTAATAAATAATTGGACTGAAGATACAACAATTATACATGGTAAAGAAAAATGGAAAGTCGCTATAAACAAAGATAAAACATTATTCACTACAGCCGCTGGTAGGTATCAATTTATTGGGTCAACTTGGGAAGAAATGAATAATAAAATAAACGCACCTATGACTAAAGTAAATCAAGATAATGCAGCGTTAAAATTAATTAAAAGAATATTAGGTCAAAATTTTGATTTTAACATTACTAATGAAGCTGAAATGACTGAAGTAAGCAATAAATTAAAAACTACTTGGACTTCTTTAAATAAATTTAAACCTGATAAAACATTATTATTATATAAACAAGCTTATTACAAATATAATTAATAAAAATAGTATATTTGTAGTATGAAAATAGCAAATATAGTTTCTACTTCGAATATTTCATTACCTGAACAATTTAATATTGTTTCATCAATAGATGACATAATAGATAACCTACCAACACTTATTGTTGGATATGATTTAACAAAAAAATTGTTTAAAGACTTTGATATATTAAACAGAGAAATCAAACCTAATTTATATTGGACAGTTAAAAAAACAGAAGATAGAGATAAATTCCAAGACGATTTGAATTGGTTTCAACATAAGTTATATAACGAATTAATAACAAATGTTAAATATATCATTATAGACCCAATACAACAAAATAAAAAAACAATTAAAAAGATAATCAATAAAATATATTCACTAAATAATATTATATCATATGAAAAAAATAATATGATTTATATATATTCAGATAACTTAATATTCGGTGTTGATTTAAATCTATTAAAATACATAGGTATAAATATAAATAAAATAAAACAAAAAATAAAAAATATTAGTAATACCTACTTAATAGGTAATGATATTATTTCACAATATAAACAATATATAGAATATATTAACAATAATGTAAAATATATACCATTTTTATATTTCATTTTTAATAAAGTAGAAGATAAATTAAACTTTTTTTATAAAACATAATATTTATTAGTATAATAAATTTATATTATGGAAAATAATACTAATAATCAGAACAACAAAAAAGATTTAAACAAAGCTCTTGATTTAATGATTGATGAAAACAATCAAGACCCTAATTTAGACTGTTCCTCTGGCGTATGCGTTATTAAAGGTGATAAAAGCATCGTAGAAAGAATTAATAAAAAAATAATTACTGAAGATGGTAGACAACTATTGATTTGATATGAAAAAAAATATTAACAAACAACTATTAAACGAAGAACTTAAAAGATTTAAGTTATTATTAGAATATGACTTTTATAATGAAGAAAAAGATGAAAAAGATGTTATATTAGGCTCATTATCAGAACAAGACGAAGAACCAGAACCAGGTGCTGAAGCAACTCCAGAACAACCTGCTGACACTGGTGCTGAAGAAACTCCAGAACAACCTATTGATGCTGGTGCTGATATGGGAACAGAACAACCTACTGATATGGCTGGTGATATGGGTGCTGATATGGGTATGGAACAACCTGCTGACATGGGTGGTGGAGAAGAAGATGTTGAAATAGATGTCACAGAATTAGTTAAAGGCTCTGAAGAAGCTAAAAGGTCAGCAGAAGAAGCAACAAGAAATACTGAAACCTTAATAAGTAAATTGGCTGATTTGGAAAGTAGATTGGCAAAAATGGATAACATAACCAATAAAATCGATGACTTAGAAAGAGAAATGGTTAAAAGAAACCCAACACCAGTTGAAAAATTAGAATTAAGGTCTTTAAGCTCTTTCCCATATAATCAAAAATTAACTGATTTTTGGGGTCAAAAACACGATGGTTATGAAGTCACTAGTGACACTAATAAAGAATATACATTAACTACTGATGATATTAATTATGATTATAGCGACAACAACATAAGACAATCGTTTAGTGTTGACGATAATTCATACGAAGAAGAAGATATTTAAAAAAAATATTTAAAATACTTGATAAACGTGTTTTAATTTAGTATATTTGTAAATATAGGTTAGTAAATAACGTTAAATTTTAAATATATTAAAAATGAGTAAAACAAGTGAAAACAGCTTAGAAGCAATTCTGGCACAGTACGAAAAAAACAGTAAACCACTGTACGAAAAGAAAAGTGAGAAAGTTTATGACTTAAAAAACTATTTCTCTACTTACATTAAAGAAGGTGTTAAGTCAGCAACAAAAACTATTAGGGTTTTACCATCTGAAAATGGTTCACCATTTACTGAAGTTTGGGGTCATAAAATCCAAGTTAATGGAGAATGGAAAACATTTGCTTGCTTAAAACACGAAAGAGAAGAACCTTGCCCTTTTTGTGAAGCACGTGAAGCCTTATTAGAAACAGGTACAGAAACAGACAAAGAACTTTCTAAAAACTATAAAGCAAGACTTATGTATGTTGTTAAAGTTATCGATAGAGATAACGAACAAGATGGTGTTAAGTTCTGGAGATTTAATCATGATTATAGAAAAGAAGGTATCTATGATAAAATCATTGGTGCTATGAATGCACTTAAAAAGAATAAAGATATTACAGACGTTGAAAATGGTAGAGACCTTGTGGTAACTATTAATAGAAACCAAAATAACGCTATCGTTGTATCCGCAATTGCAGCTGGCGACCCATCACCATTGAGCGAAGATTCAGCAGAAGCTGAACTTTGGTTGTCAGATACCAGAACATGGGAAGATGTGTATGCTGTTAAGAATTATGATTATCTTGAAATCATTGTAAAAGGTGGTACACCAGCTTGGGATTCTAACCAAAACAAATATGTTGATAAAGATTCGTTGACTTCCACTGAAGAAGAATCAGTTGAATTAAATGGAGAAATCAATACAAGTTTGGAAACAGTTAAATCTAACATGTTGGCAAGTAAATCAAAACCATCAACAAAAATTGAAGAACCTTCTGAAGAAGAAGATGAAGATGATGACCTTCCATTTTAATATAAAAAATGTTTAACAAAATAAAAAGGGGTAGTTAAAACTATCCCTTTTTATTAAAAAAATAAATAAAGTAAATAAATAAAAATAGATATATGGCAAAAAAACCACAAAAAGAAATTGAAAAAAAAGAATTTGATTTAGAAGCATTTAAAAAACAAATGGGTCTTGATTTTAATGTAAAAGAAAAAGAATTAGCATGGATTCCAATGTCTGAAGCATTTCATGAAGCTGTTAAAGTTCCAGGTATCCCTATTGGGTATTTCACATCATTTAGAGGATATTCAAACACTGGTAAATCAACAGCTATAATTGAAACGATAGTTGGCTGTCAAAAATTAGGTATTTTACCGATTATATATGATACAGAAACTAATTTTAATTGGGAACACGCTAGAAATATTGGTATTGATTATAGTATTGTTTATGATGAAGAAACAAATAAAGAAAAATATGTTGGTGATTTTATTTACATTTCTGGTTATGATTTAGTAACTATGTACGCAAATTACGACCACCAACATAGTAAAATGGGTACAAAACCATTAAGAGATGAACCAGTTGTTGAAGATATTGCTTTACATATGCATTCTATATTGGATGCACAAAAAAATGGTAGCTTACAAAAAAATGTTTGTTTCTTATGGGATTCTGTTGGTAGCGTTAATTGTTTTAAATCTGCAACATCAAAAACAAGCAATAATCAGTGGACAGCAGGTGCGTTAGCTAATTCTTTTAAAAGTTTAATTAACTATAGAATACCATCAACAAGACGTGAAACTTCAGAGTATACTGCTACATTTGCTGTAGTTCAACAAATATGGTTAGATAATGAAAATAAAGTCATTAAACATAAAGGCGGTGAAGCGTTTTTCTATTCCCCAAGATTAATTTTCCATTTTGGCGGTATTTTAACACATTCAACAGAAAAATTAAAAGCAACACTAAATGGTGAAGAATATCAGTTTGGTGTTGAAACTAAAATTAGATGTGAAAAAAACCAAGTTAACGGTATTGAGCAAAAAGGTAGATTAGCATCAACACCACATGGTTATTGGAACCCAGATAGATTAAACGAATATAAAGAAATTCATAAAGAGTATATTAAAACCCGTTTAAATACTGAATATGATGACTTTATCATCGAAAAAGAAGAAAGTAATTTAAGCGATAACGATTTCAAAGCGTAATTGTGAATAGAAGACCACCAAAAAACGGAGAAAATAAAATAAAAAAAACAAATACATTACTTATAGATGGTAATGCTTTATTTAAATTCTCATATCTTGGTGCTAAGAATGAGTATAACACAAACGGTGAACACATCGGTGGGTTATACTCATTTTTAGTTATTATGAGAAAATTATTGAATGAAGATTTATACCATAAAGTATTTGTTTTTTGGGACGGTAAACTTAGCGGTAAGTTAAGATATGAAATATATAAACCATACAAAAGTTCTAGAGGTAAAGACTATGAAAATGGTACACACCCAATAGACTTAGCTGAACTAGAACAAAGAAAAAAGATATGGGATTATCTAAATGCATTAAACGTTAGACAATTAACAGATGAAATCGTAGAAAGTGATGATTTTATAGGTTATTATTGTCTAAACAAAAAAGAAAATGAAACTATCACCATAGCATCAACAGACAGAGATTTTTTACAGCTGATTTCCAATGATATAAAAATTTATTTTCTTGATTTAAGACAATATGTTGAAATTAGTAATTATTCTTCGTATTTTTGTTATATACAAGAAAACGCAATGTTATTGAAAACAATACTTGGAGATAATAGTGATACGATAAAAGGTATTAAAGGATTGCGTGAAAAAACATTATTAAAATTAATCCCTGAGTTGAATGAAAGAAAATTAACTATTGATGAAGTAATTGAATTGGCTAACGCTAGACAAAACCAACGTTTATCTGAAAAGAAAAAACCACTTAAAGTATTAAATAATATAATAAATAAAGTTACTGATGGGGTTCAAAAAGAAAACATTTACGAGATAAATGAAAGATTGGTTAATTTAAAAAAACCTATGATTACTGAAAAAGCCATGGATGAATTAAATGAACTAATAAACGGTAACTTTGATTATACTGATTTTTCACTTAAAACAATATTGGGTTTGATGAAAAGAGATGGATTAGATAAAGCAATGGGTGCATCAAGATATGACGATTTTCTAATACCATTTAAAAAATTAGCGAATCGTGATTGTAATATGAATTAAATTTAAATAAATAAATAAAATGAAAAAAGAAGAAGCAAAAAAAATTGAACAAGAAAGATTTGAGTTCGTACTCTACATCAATGACAACATTATTTGTCAACGTTATTTTCCAATAAATAACTTTAATCCTAATTCAGTAAAGTCTTATGAGATTAAAGAATTAATGGATAATATTTGTGGTATGAATAATGGTCAATATGGGAGTATGGGTATTATCCCAACATATCTTAAGAATAAAACAATCGAATTTATGTTGGCCAACTCTCATTATTTTATGAATCAATCTGAACAGGCTGTTAAACAACCTTCAGATAAAGAAGATAATTTCAGTTTTGAAATTAAAATAGATAGAAAAACAGTTGCTAAATCTATTTTTTCTGGAACATCATTCCACCAAAAATTTAGATACGCTGTTGATATTAAAGAAATCATCCCAGATATTATCTCTGAGATTAGAAGTAAACTAAGCAAAAAAAACTATACCAAGACGTATCTTAATATTAGCATTTAATATTTATAACAAATAATTTAAATATAAATGAATGATAGTATAAATAAAGAAGCAACTTTAGATTACTTAGGTGTTAAATATGAAGAGAAACTTATTAATCAAATAATCGTAGACCAAAAGTTTGGTAATAACATTATAGATATTGTTAACCCAAATTATTTTAGTAACGATGAAAGTAAATTAATAATCTCTTTAATAAAACAAAGTAAAAAAGATTATAATGTTGTACCAGATTTTGATAGCTTATTAATAAGAGCAGCTGAATTAGATTTAAAAGAATTAAAGAAAAATTATCTAATTAAAACCATAGCCAAAATTAAAGAATTGGTTGTGCATGATGCGCTTTATATTCAAGATGTTTCTAAAAAGTTTTTTAAACAACAAGAAATTAATAAAGCCGTACAGCAAATACAAAAGATAATCTCAAAACATCAACATGAAAAGTATGATGAGTGTCTAGAAATTCTTAAAACAGCTATAAGTTATGGTAATACAGAAAATGATGGTGTAGATATTCTACATAATATAACAGAAGCTTTATCAGATGACTTCAGAAAGCCAATTAGAACAGGTATAACGAAGCTTGATGAGATAATGAATGGTGGACTATCAAAAGGTGAATTGGGGCTTATATTGGCCCCATTTGGGGTCGGAAAAACAACTCTAATCACCAAAATGGCTAACACAGCATATAATGATGGTTATAAGGTATTACAAATATTTTTTGAAGATAAAACAAAAATAATTCAGAGAAAACATTTGGCATGTTGGACTGGTATTGAATTAAATGAACTACATAACCATAAAGAAGAAGTCTTCAATAAAACTGAAGAAATGAAAAAAAATGGTGGTAGATTGGTTTTGTTAAAACTTCCTAGCGATGGTATAACAATGCCAATGATTAGAAAACACATTGAAAAGAAAATATCAGAAGGTTTTAGACCAGATATCGTATTATTAGACTATATAGACTGCGTTAGCCCTTCAAAGGAATATACAGATGTCTTTACAAGTGAAGGTGCTGTAATGAGACAATTTGAGACGATATTATCTGATTTTGATATGGCAGGTTGGACAGCTGTTCAAGGGAATAGACAAAGCTTAAATTCAGAGATTGTTGAAGCAGATAAAATGGGTGGGTCAATCAAAAAAGGTCAAGTAGCTCACTTTATAATGTCTGTAGGTAAATCATTACCACAAAGAGAAACACATAAAGCAACAATAACAATCCTTAAATCAAGATTTGGTAAAGATGGAATGGTATTTGAAGATGTTGAATTCGATAACTCAAGAATAGCAGTATCTATGGATAATACTACTTTTGGTGTAACAAGAACAGAAATAAAAAATAATACACAAAAAGAGAACCAACAAAGAGTTGCCGAGATATTTAATAATAGAAAGAATTTATTAAACATAACAACAGAAGAAAATTAAAAACATATGTACCTGAAAGATTCAACAATTAAAAAAAGATATTCCATTTTCCCAATCATACACAATGATTTATGGCAAATGTATAAAAAAGCAGAATCCCAAACATGGGTTGCTGAAGAAACTGATTTGAGTAAAGATAAATTCGATGAACTAAAAGATAATGAAAAAACATATCTTAAAAACATCTTAGCTTTCTTTGCTGTATCTGATGGTCTCGTTATTGATAACTTAGCAACAAACTTTTTAAATGAAGTTGAATTGTTAGAGGCACAATATTTTTATGGACACCAAACATTTATTGAACAAGTTCATGCAAATGGTTATTCATTATTAATCGATACCTACATAAAAAATCTACAAGAAAAAGAAGATTTATTTAATGCGATGGAAACAAACAAAGCTGTATTTAAAAAAGCTGAATGGGCTGAAAAATGGATACAACACCCATCATTTCCACATAGATTATTAGCTTTTGCTTGTGTTGAAGGTATTTCATTTGCTAGTGTGTTCTCTGGTGTGTTCTGGTTTAGAAGTAGAAATAAAATGCAAGGTTTAGCAGCTATGAATGAACTTATATTAAGAGATGAAACATTTCATTACGAGTTCGCATTAAACTTATATAAAAACTATCTAAAAGAAGAATATAAGCTAAATAAAACAGAAATTAGAAATATAATTCTTGGTTGCTATGATGTAGAAAAAACATTTGTTGAAGAAAGTATGCCAGATGGTCTTCAAGGTCTGACAAAAAATGATATGTTAAAATATATACAATATGTTACAGATATCGTTTTAAATGACTTTGGTTGCGAAAGAGAATTTATGGTCTCAAATCCACTTGATTTTATGTCAAGAATAGGTCTATCAACAAAAAATAATTTCTTTGAAAAAAGAGAAGGTGAATACACAAGAATTGAAATACCAAAAACAATGGATGGTATTTTTGATGAAGAATTCTAAAAATATAAACCCACTTTAAAGTGGGTTTTTTTATTGTTAATATATTTATATAAAAATTAATATATTATGAGCAAAGAAATGAGAATGTTTATGAATAAGTTTAAGAACTTATTAGAAGAACAACAAAATCACACTAAAATTGAGTTTAATAAAGAATTCTTAATAGAACATAAATTAACAAAAAATTTTATTGAAAATAAAATAAGTGAAAAAGAATATATTAAAGAATTAAATTTAACAATTAATGAAAATATATTTTCAAATATATCTGAAAAAATAAACCAAAAGATAATAGAAGTGTTAAACACTTTTTTGTTAAACGCATCTAAAATAGGATTAAAAATATTAGAAAAATTAAAAACTTTTATTAATTGGGTATCAAAAACAGTTCTATCTTTTAGAGAAAAATACCCTGTAGTATTTAAACTTATTAACTTAACTATATTAGTTATGGTTTTTTTAATTATTTCAGCTTCATTAGCATACGCTAGTACAACTAATCAACCAATAAGTGAAATGCATATAAATATTGCCATAGGTTTTATAATGGATATGAAAGAAAGAGGGTCAGAACATTTAAGAGATACTAACATGGTAACTAAAGCAATAATATATTTAATAAGATTAAGAGAGTCACATGGTGTTGTTAACCCAGAAGACATTAAAACATTTGGTGAGGCTAGTATAAACTTAGCTAATGGTGGGTTAAGAGCAGCTGAAGAAATTATTAAAGAAACTAATGACACACAGTCTAATACATTATATAAATATTGTACAAATTTAATTAAAGAAGGTTCAGAATATGTTAAATATACCTATCAAACTATTTCTAACTATGATGATAGCGGCAATCTTATTGGAACATCAGAAAAAATTAATTTATATAAAATGAGTAAAGAAAAGTAACGTGAAAAATTTAATTAAAAAAATATTAAGAGAAAATTTAAATGAATATAATGAATATGATTCATTTTTATCTAACTACGAAACAGCGACAAAATACGCTTATGAAAATATAGAAGACGTTGCTGAATCTTTTGATGCGTATGAAGAAGATAAAAATGATATACAAGCAGAATACTCTAGAGATAATTATATAGAAAGAATAGAACTATATGTTGATAAATATAATGAATTAAAAAACAGTAATAAAATAACAATTTATAGATTAATTAAATTAAATTCTATAAAAGATTTAGATATAAAAGATATAGGTAAGCATTGGTCATTTGATGAAAATGGCGTTGGGGCATACGGAGAGCGACACCCAAATATAAAAATGATGAAAACGGGTGAACCTTATATATTAGAAGCTATTATTAACCCAAAAGATATAGATTGGATTTATGGGTTTCATTCATTTATTTGGTATGGTGAAGACCAATGGGAATGTGCGCTAAATAAAGGTACTAATGTGAAAATAATTAAAATAAATGGTGAAGAATTAAAAAAACCAATTAACGCTATTGTCGGAGACCATTAATAACATGAAAAAATTAATTAAAAAATTACTAAGAGAAAACTTAGAATCAAACAATAATATTAAAGATATATTAATTAAAAGAATCCCTTTTCTTAAAGAATATAATATATTTAAACACCCTAGAGACGAAAAAAGATTAGAAGCACAAAGAGTAGTTTATAATGAAAACGTAACAATGATGATGGGTGATGAAATAATAAAATTCCCACAGTTAAACATCTCATCTGAAATCATTTATTACCCACATAAAATAAATGATAATACGTTTCATAAATTTATTATAAAAAATCAATTTCATACAATGCAACCAAAAGAAATGGATGATTTAACATTTAGAGTTTTTATTATTGCGATGAAAGGTTTAAATGAAACCCTATCTTATAATAAAGAAATAATGGTAAAAAATAATGAAGAAATACCAAAAAACGAATTAGATAGAATAATAAATGATATGAACAGAACCCTATTTAAAATAGAAGAATTCACCCAAAAATATTATATTGATTTATTTTAATAAAAAAAAAGATAAATGAAACAACTAATAAGAAAACTATTAAGGGAAATTACCAATAATAATGAACAGATTTATCTTTATCATGGGACTAGTAAAGGTGCTGCAAACAATATAAAAAAAGATGGTTATATTAAAACAAATAATGTTGGTGAAATAAAACCTTCAATTAGCTTCACAAACGATATTGATTATGCAAAATATTATGCCATGTCTAAAGGTGGTAAAGATAGAATGGTAATATTAAGAACAATTTTAACTGATGATTTTGAATTGTCTAACAGAATAAAAAATAATAAAGGTGATGAATATATAACATTTGAAAATATCCCAGTAAATAAATTAGAAATAAAAACAAAATATGGGTGGATACCTCTAACCAAATGGGATGTTATTTTTGACGAACTAATAACTGAAAACACATTATATAATGATGTTTTTAAATTTAAAAATGATTTATACATTAATGATTTAAAAAAAGAATTATCAAAATATGAAACATCAGAACAATTACTTAGAAGTGGTGGTTTATCAATAGAACTATTAGATAGATTAGCACATGGTTTTTCTGAAGAAGATATTAAAACCTTAAAACCAAAAGAATTAAAATTAAAATGGTTAGCCGATTTGGAAAATGTTGTATATGAAATAGAAAAAAGCGGTTTATCACCAAAAGAATGGGCTAAAAAAATAAACTTATCAGAACCAATTGATGTCTCATTTTTAAAAATTAAAAATAAAAAACCAGGGTTTTATATAGAAGATGGTCATCATAGATATATGGCAGCAAAAATATTAAATAAAGAACTACCAATAAATTTAGAAATAAAAATTAACCCTATTGTAACAATATCACCAGATTTAACCTACGATGAGTTCCATAGAAAAATTTTTGACACGTTTAGTAATTAATTACCCATTTAACAGTACCACAATCATATATCTTATTTATACCTCTAGATAACATAATTTCTGATTCTGACATACACTTAATTATATTAAAATAAAAAAACTCTTTCGTTTGAAAGAGTTTTTATTAAAAAAATACGTAAGTAGTTGATAATCAAAAAATCAAAAAAGGAGTATTGCTCTATCAAATCTTAAAGTTGCTGTAATTTCAGCAATACCATCATCTTCAAAAGAAAGGTCACCAAAATTAACGTTAGTTAACATAGTACCATCAAGTAACCATTTTTCAACCACAACACCAGTAGGGTCAAGCATTTCCAATTCTACAGGTCTTTTATAACCAACTGCATAACCTTGTCTACCAGTAATTGATTCTGAGTGTAAACGAACCCATTCCATAATAGCTTGAGAAGCTGAAGGTCCGATAGGGTCACGGAAAGTAACATCAATAGCTTCCCAATTAAAACGACCCACAACCCAAGTTGAGGTATTTAAAAATGCTATTTCAGTTTCATTTTGTGTTATTGATGGTCTTGAAGCTGAAGACAACCACCATTGTTGAATACCTAAATCTGCTGGAAAAGTAATAAGCCACCTATTTTTTCTTTTAGGTTCATAAGGTAGTGGCATTTTCATGAGTAAATCGGCCATAGTAATTTATTTTTTTTAGTTAATTGTTATTTTTTTATTTTTGTTATTGTTAATAATAAATATGTTAAAAGAAAAAAAGTATTGATTTTTTATAAATAATAATTTTTTTTTTATATTTTATTTGTTATTTGTTTCTTTGTTATATTTAAAAAAAAGTAGTAAATTTGTAATTATATGAGAATATTAAAGAGAGATAAAACGACACAGGCATTTATGCCAAATAAGATTCTAAGTAGAATAAAAGGTCAATCAAATGGATTAAAAATTGATTCTGATTCATTATTTCAAGAGGTTATACCATTGATAACGGATAACATAACAACAACTGAGATTGACGAGATAATAGCGTTTAAAGCGGCTGACAAGATAATACAACACCCAGATTATTCATTACTTGGTGGTAGGATTTTATTAAGTAGACAATCTAAATTAATTGGTAAAGAATTAAAACCAGTTGATTTAACATATGATTTTTTTGCTGCAACAACTTTTTTAACTAAATATTCTAAAAGAGATTCTAATAAAAACCCTATTGAATTACCATCATGTATGTATGAAAGGGTTGCAAATCATTTACATGGTGATAATGAAGAGTTAAGAAATAATTTAATAAATGAGCTTAATTTAAAAAGAATTAATTTTGCCACACCAATTTATACCAATGCTGGTATTGATAAACGAGGTGGTATGATTTCTTGTAACTTAACACATTTAGAAGGGGATAGCTTTCAAGAAATAGAAAACACATTAACGATGATATCAGCAGCATCTAAAGAAGGTTCTGGTATTGGGTTATTGGTTGACCCATTAAGAAGCAAAGAAAGTGTTGTAGAATCTTTTCAAGGTAATGCTGGTGGTATTGTTAGATTTGCTGACATGGTACAATCAAAAATGAGATTTTATAAACAAGGTTCTCGTTCTGGTAGTTGCGCTTTATATTTATCTGTTTGGCATAAAGATATTATTGATTTCTTAGAATTAACATTACCAATTGGGGATGAACAATTAAGAACACGTGATTTATTTACAGCTGTTGTAATAAATGATTTGTTTATGGAGAGATTAGAAACTGGTGGTGATTGGTATTTATTTTGTCCTAATGATATTAAAAAAGCTGGATTAAGACCATTATATGATTTATATGGTACTGAATTTAATGAAGAGTATGAAAAAGCTGTTAATCTAGGTATAGGTAAGAAAGTAAATCCTAAAGAAATATTTGACTCTATTATTAAATCTCAAGTTGAGAGTGGCAGACCTTATGTTATGTATAAAGACAACGCTAACAAAAGAAATATGCAATCAAATATTGGTCCAATTAAAATGAGTAATCTATGCATATCTGAAGATTCAATAATAGACATAATTTTAGATAATGAAGAACATAAGGTTGATATCAAAACATTAAATGAATTATTTAAAGTCAATAAGAATATATTAGTTAAATCTTATAATATTGAAAACGATATTATAGAATACAAACAGCTATTAGCATCAGCTATGACTAGTAAAGATGCAGAAGTTTTAGAAATAATAGATGATAAAACAAATAAAAAACTAATATGCACACCAGAACATAAAATATATACAATTAATAGAGGGTATGTTATGGCTAAAGACTTAATTGAAAACGATATGTTAAAAATATTACAATAACCTAAACATAAATTGGTCTTTTTAATAAATTAAAATATTTATTAAAAAGACCAATTTATATGATAAAAAAACACACAAAAATAAATGAATTAATTAATAACAAAGATTTTATAACGTTATTTGATTCAGAATTAATTAAATATATTGATAAAATAATAAAAGATGTATATCAAAAACACAAAGCTTTGAAAAACTTATATTTAAATAACGTATTAACATTTGATAATTTTAAGAATTGTTACTCAAATAACAACATATTAAAAATATGGAAGAACGGTAGATTTGCATGGCCTGATGACTGCGTTAATTTTTTTAAGGGTTATCATAGTAAAGGTAAATTAAGACCAGAACATTCTGAAAAGATGAAAATAAAAATGAAGGGTATTAATAGAGGCGATTCGTTTAGAGAAACAAAAAAAATTCAAAACTCTAGTATTAATTTTAAAATAAAATTTTTAAATAATAAAAACAT